GACCTTGACGGCGCGGAAGTCGGACTTGGAGAACGTCTCGAAGTCCACAAAGTCCTTAAAGAGCGGCTCAATTTCGACCTTGGAGAAGTCGATGACTTCCTCCTTGACGGGCGCAGCCGGAGCGGCTTCGCTCTTCGCTGCGTCCTTCTTCGGCATATCGAGCGGCTTCATTGTCGGGAATATTATCCCGGTATCATCATAACTTCTCATAAGTTCTTATAACCCTTGTGCCACAACGTTTTGAGGACTTTTATAATAACGTAAGTTCTCATAAATTCTTATAACTTTTCGGTCAATTGGTGTCAAAACTGGTGTCAAACCCGGCTTAGGACACTCTGATTTTTCCTTCAAGATTTGCGAAGCTGGACATCTTCTTTTCCTTGGTCGCTTCGTTGTAGACATCCATTGTTGTCTCGATGTTTCGATGCCCCATAATCTCTTGGATTACCTTTAGGTTTGTTTCGTTCTCGCAAAGGCGAGTACAGAATGTGTGTCTGAGATTGTGTGCGCTGAAGTGTGGAAGTAAAACTGGTTCTCGGTGTTCTTGTTCTGCACGCTCTGTTTCCTCGGCATTGCAGTCACGAATAATTCTCTCAAGCGCTCTATTGATGACGTGTGGATTTAGCATCTCTCCGAACCGGTTCTTAAAAATGAAGTTCGTGTATCCATCAACCTCGCACTCGTTGAAGCCTTCCTCCATATGTTTCAATCGAATCTGGAGTAAAGCTGCTCGCACGTCAGAAAACATTGGAATGATTCGCGTGCCAGCCCGTGTCTTCGGAGTAGTGATGTGGAGCTCCATCTTCCCGCTTTCTTGTTGACGATATATCAAATTATGGTTAATGTCAATAATATTCTGCGTGAAATCGCAATCTTCCCATCTCAATCCGAGGATTTCTCCTATGCGTGCGCCTGTCCCAAGCATGACCGTAAACAGCGGCATCCAGTGTTTGTACGTTTTCGAACTGGAAACAAAATCGAGGAACCTATTCTGCTGTGTCTCTGTCAACGCATGACGCTTTGGCTTCTCCCAGTTATGACTCTTCTTGATTTCTGCAATCACACCGTCGGTAGGGTTTGTTCTTATGAACCCATCCCTCACTGCTACATTAAAGACCGGATGAAGAATCGTATGAATTATCTCCATACTGTTTGGCTTAAATCCAATATCTTTAATGAGGTGGATGTAAAACCGCTTGATATCGCTATACTTGATGTCGGCAATGTTCTTCGCGCCTATTTCGTCCTGTACATACTTCCTGTACATATACTTATAGTTGGTTCTTGTAGATGCTTTAAGCTCATACTTGGTCTCAATGTAGGCGTCATAAAAGCTGTTCAGCGTCATCCTGTACGCCGTATGGGAGCTGATGCCGTCATCAATATCCCTTTGGATTCGTTTTATCTGAGTCCTTAATGGTTCTGTGCTACGCTTACCATCAGGCGCTTTATCTGACTCTACAAGCTTCCAGCTATAAATCGCTCGGCGTACTCCACCAGAATCAGTATAGCGGTACATATACTTCCCGTCGCTTCTCTGCACCTCACCTTCTCTCAGAACTCTGCCTTTGTTGTCCTTTCTTTTTTCAGGCATGGCTACTCCTTTTTGTCTGAAAATGAATATCAACATGGCATTCTCAATATACCATAGTCTGGATTCACTTTCAAGTTAGATGTCATATAAGGTTGAGTTGGTCAACAAACCGCTCGAATTTTGTACGTTTAATCTGTGGGCGTGTGCCATTCCAAAGAACAAAATCAGCGTCCTTGTTTTCGCTGACAATCTTACGCAGCTTAGTTTCTCCGATGCGGAAGTATTGTGATGCCTCCTGAATTGTCAGTGTGTACCTTTCCCAAAATGGGATTTGCAGGGTGTTAATAATCTCGCCTCCTCGTGCGCTGCGCGTATGTAAAAAAAGAAAGGGCTGGCAGTGAAGCCAGCCCCATGTCTACCTCTTGAGTAATAAGGAACCTAATCAACGATACTGATTACTATGTAAGCAATGACTACGATAATAACCGGAATCCAGACAGGCGCAAGTACCCACCACCAGCTCCAGTCAATCACGCCAATCAGCTTTAGAACGATAAAAACTACGGCGAGTACATCGCACAATCCAAGACCTTTCGAAGATGAGTCTTTCATGTGTGGTTCCTCTTACGCCTTGCTGTCCGTGGAGCCCATACCGCCGTTTCTGACGCCGGTTGCATCATCGGAGTATGTAATCCCATACGGAATGAAGATTGCCTGCATAAAGCCGTTACCGGCTTCAACGTGCACAATCTTTTGACTCTTGCTGTCGTTTGTAATCTTGGCGAAGATGTGCCCCTCGTTGTCGGAGAAGTAATAATCGCTGTCGATAACGCCCATCGTATTGTCAAACTGCATACGGAACTTGAAGCCCAGACCACTACGCGGCAGGCAACCGAGCCACCAGCCCTCGTCAATCTTCACTCTGATACCGGTGGGAATCTTCATTGTTTCGCCGGGGCGCATCTCAAATGTAAACGGTGCCTTAAAGTCATAACCGGCGGAGCCAGTCGTTGCTCTGCTGGGGAGTGCAATTTCCTCCCACATCTTTTTAAGGTCATCTTCGATTGCAGGCGGCAATTCCTGCCCCCTATAGAATTCATCTTTCATTGCGTCACGGAACTGTTCAAAGCTGACCTTTTCAAATTCTCCAACTCTCTGCATTGTGCCCTCCTTAGCTATTTGTTTTGCAAGTACAAGACGGCTCGCCCCACCAAGGCTTAACTGTTTCTTGGTAGGTTTGGAACGGCGGGAAGTACATGGTGTCGTCATCTTCGGTCGTCTCAGTAACCGTTTCTCTCACGACTTTCCCGTCTGCGTCATACTCGCGGACAGTTTCCTTAATTGTACGTTTAATCATACGCCCTCCTTATTTGCGCTTGATTGTCTTTGCAATCAGACAAACGGAAGCGATGATGGATGCAATACCGGCAGCACCGGTAATGATGTCCAGAATTGAAGGTGTCGGTTCCTGAAGCTCAATCAGACCGTCGAGCATTTCAGCGATATCCTCGTCGCTCGTAGTGGAAGTAGTGACTGTGTAACAGGCACAATCAGGCTCTTCTCTCGTCTCCGTATGAATCTCGTGGGTCACGTTACCTTTCTCATCGAACTCTCTTGTGGTCTCGTAGGTAGTTGTCAATTTGTTCATGGCTGTCATCATGGTTAATCCTCTCTTTATGCCGTCTTTGTGTAGAGACCGCAGTGGCAGGTTCCACTTGCCATCTCTCTGAACTCCTTGCACATACACTTCGTATCCTCGTTCTTTTCGAGGGAGCATGGGCAGAAGCCATTATTGTCTTTCAATGCTTTCCGCATATCGTTAACAAACTCTTTGTCTGGATTGATGTTGATTTTCATTGATGTCTTCTCCAATATGTTTAACTGCCGAACCTTTCTGCGTATTGATTGTCAGAAGCGAGTTCGACGCCAAGCACTTCATCGAATATGTGCTTTTGGTTTGGGATGTATCGTCCGAACTTCACAACCACATTCCCATAAGTAGCAAGCCGTTGAATCCATTCAGGGACTTCTTCAAAGTAGTAACCCGTATAAATGACAACGTCATCTTTACACTGGAATTGCCCGCGAAGAACCTCAAGGAACGAACACAGCTCATCAAATTGTTCAAGCGGTTCAAGCCCACCAAACACGATTGATTCCGTAAGCGGATTGTTCAGATACCGGATGCACAGTTGCTCGTCGTCAATGCTGATGGGGGCGCTTGCACGCCACCCATCATTTTGACAGACCGACAACGGGATGCCTGCTTCGATACAGCACTTACCACCACAAGAAATTGTTCCAATAAACATCGCTGGCTTTTTATAATTGGTGAAGTCTTCATCCACGATTGTCTTTACTCTCATTCGCTCATAGCCTCCGCATAGCTGTACCACTGTCTTGTGTTGAACTCACGGAAACGGTCTTTGGAGTAAGCCCTTGATGGGACGAGATACCCAACAATGCGCTGGTATGTATCGAAGACAGGTTCACCGCATACTGGGCAATGGTCAGTGCCAACAAAGCCGTGATGGTTCTTGCACTCATTGATACGGGTGTTGAACGCAAAGTAAATCACGCCAGCCTGAGCAATCTTGTTCAGCATCTTCCACGCTGTTTCTGTGTTGGGGAAGTTGGATTCCAAGTTGATGTGCGCGATACTGCCGCCAGAACACTTCTCATCAAGGATTGAGCTGAGGCGAAGCTTTTCCTGAATGGTGCATTTCGCGGACAGCGGAATCCACTGGTTCGAGTAGATGAACTTATCATTGTGGTCGTACAGAACGTTATCTTTCTGGCACAGGATAACTGCCGCACGCTCTGCAGGAACACTCTCGATGTTAAAAGAGTAGGCATCAGTGAAGTTGTCCTTGACCTCATTCAATACCTCAAAGATTTTGCTTGCAAAAGCGATGCCTTCATCAGTGTAGCTGATGTACCCGAACTCATCCGTCTTGGTGTAACCAAACGCCTCAATGACTTCATACAGACCAAGGATACCCATTGTGCAGTATTGCTTGTCCATCTCGACCGCGCCATCCTGATAGTTGGGGAGCAACCCTTTTTCAACGTTTCTCTGGATAATATGGCGGACAGTATCAAGCGTCTTACAGCACAGCAACGCACGCTTTTTAAGCAGAGCAAGATACTTTTTCTCGTCGCACTCAGTTTCCAGCGCAATCCGCATGAGGTTAATTGTGTTGACCTTTACAGAGCCGATGGAGAGCGCCGTACCGCCAATCGAATTGATGAATGCATTGAGTTTTGAAGTATCGGACAGCAGGCGGCAGCAGTTACTCAACGTGTTCACATCGCCGCTGATGAAGAAATTGCTGTCATTCCACGTCACATTGTGGTCGGAGCACCATCTTGCGAACTCTTCATCGACAAATTTGCCATCGCGGTAAAGCAAGCTGTATGTCAGCACTGGGAATGTAAACATATTCTCGCTTCTGATTTGCGAAACGACCTCCATAAAGAGCTTTTGATGCTCAATCAGCTCTTCAACGCAGTCAATCACATATGTTCCATCAGGATACTGCACGCCGCCGAACAGCGCTTCAATGTAATTACGGTCAAAAATTGACACATTAACAAAAGCAGTCTGGTCGATGCGCATAAACGGCTGGTTCAGACGGTAGATAAACTTCTGGAAGCACTGCTTGATGTAGTATTCGGGGTTCTTAATGAAGTGACCGCTCTCACAGTCCTTTTCCCAGAAGTAATACGTCCAGATAAGGACGTTGGGGATGCCTACGGCGCCGGAACTGCGGTTGCTCATATAGCTGATATACTCAATTACGTCATCCATGAACGTTGTGAGATGTTTCGGAGCCTGATTGTTATAGTTTTTGAGGAAAAACAGCCCCTCGGTTGCCAGTCTGGTCAGGTCATAAGCGTAGCAGTATGGCAGGTATGTAGAAGTAGACGCATCATGCAGATAGAAGCCGCCGTTATACTCTGTTTCAAGCCATTCACGGGCTGTTTTCAGGTTGTAGCGCTTCTTCATCTCATAGAAAATCTTGTTGAAAGCGAACAGCTTATCGTGAGACTTGCCCTTTTCATTCAAAAGACTGCGAATATCCTTGTTGGATGCGTTCGCATTGGCATCGATGGTTACGTCGGCGACATTCTTGTCAATGAAGCCATCGATGAAATCAGAAAAGTTCAATTGTGTCTCGTGGAAACCGTTCAGGTATTCGAAATCTTCGCCATAACGCTCATTGAGGGTTGTCATAGCCTTTTCAAAGTCCCTGTTCATTTTGAGTGGAATGTTCATTGCTTAATCTCCCTTCGCTTATTGTTGGTTAACCCAGTTATTTGCTGTCGAGAAGTCAAGCAATTTGTTGTTCACACTAAGAACGGGCACCTGACTGATTCCAAGTGACAGCATCTCATCCACAGAATTGTTCTCTGTGTACTTGATACCCTTTTCTTCCAGTTTCTTTTTCAGAACCTTGCACTTTGGACATCCTGTTGAGTACAAAGTAATTTCCATTGGCACCTCCTCCCAACCTTTAAGGTCATCTTCCTCTGCAAGAGCCGTAATCGCTGAATAGACCTCAGCCCACGTTCCCACACGGAGCATCCCATTTGCTTCTGCATCATATTTTTTATTGTGATGCGCAGTCATAAGGATTTTGAAATAGTTCCCACCCTCAAGATTGTGGATGCCATCATCGATGAGGATATCACCATTCACAAGCTGTTTGTGGGAAGTGATAATGACATCGTTCCATGTTAGGAACGGGAAGTATTTGAATAATACCCGCTCCATTTTTGATGCGAGCGTATGGTAGTTCGATGTGGTTACAATCAAGACCTTATGCCCGTCTGCAATAAGCTTTTGCAAAACCTCTGATGCACCATCAATTGGTTTAACCCAATCCCAGAAATCATCCTCGAACAGTGGTGCGTACACCTGTTCATTCGTGAGTGTCGGGAACGCCTTAGAAATATCCCAACTGGTGATATCTGTCAGCTTTGTAGTCGTCCCGTGGCGGGTGTTCAGGTAATCAACCCAAGCACTTGCCAGCGACTCAATCGTGTCATCCATATCAACCAAGATTGTCAGATGCTTCATTTAACCTCCTTATAGCTCATCAATCGTCATCTGATGAGAGCCAAGGTATTCGACCAGCCAATCGATGACGTTTCTTTTCAGGTCAGTCAGTGACCCATTATTCGTTATGTAATAATCTGGCTCAACATCGTCGAGCGCTGTCTCAGAAGGGTGCGCTTGCTGTTCTGGGGTAAGAGGGCTCTTGAAGTCCTTTCTGACAACACGCAAATTAACTGTGTCCAATCCAACCTCTTTGAGATAATCAATCTCATTTGGGAATCTGCAATCAGGAATCAGCACATAGTCCCACTCATTTGGGAATAACTCCAAAATCGATGTGACAAACCCAACCCAATAGTCAGGGCGCTTCTGCCGAATGATGTCCGTCCCGACATATTGAAGAATATGCCGACCAGCATCATCTTTCTGTCCGTCCCATCCAAAGAACTGTTTGCAAATATATTTGAGCAGGTCTGCGTAATGGGTAATCAAGACTTTATATCCGTCTGCTTCTAAAGCTGCTTTAAGCAATCCAGCAGTTGTGTCTTTCCCGTTTTGGGCTTTACCAGAAATCGTAATAACTTTCACCTGTCAACCTCCTTTGTGTTGCTTCGCATACTTTCGGAATTTATCTATGGCTTGCCGAACATTCATTGGCGAATCTGGCGGTCGCCATTTGTGTTCACCGCCGTAATACAGCTCTCTGACCTTGCAAAATGCTGCAACCACAGGCTTGTCTGTATCATCTACTTTGTGCTCACAAACAATTGCAACTGCCTTCTTACCAGCCTTTGTAAAGTCATCGACCATTCTTTGGATAGCAAGTCGTTGCCCGTATGGTACTCTTGCATCCTTGTGTTTTACTTCGAGGAGTATGTATTCTGAGTCGTGATACTCAATTAGCCCATCAATATCTGTAGGGTATATTCCGTTATCAAGTTCCAGCCCTTTGAAATCGATGAGTTGTTTCATACGTTTGGGGTTCAGTATCTTGCTTTTCATAAGACCTCCAGATTTAAGCAGGTCTTGGTCGGTTGTCGTCATTGCCGAATAGCAATACAGCCGCAAGAATCACAACGGCAACTGTAAGCGCCCCATTCATTGTTTGCGCGGCATCATACCGCAGGTCTTTTTCTCTGAGCAAAAACCCATGAGCTTGCATTTTGGCATGAAATAGTGGTCTACGATGTACTTCCATTCCTCCGAGTAGTTTCCCAAAGCATCGCATACATCGTTGAATAGCCCCCTGTATTCATGGTAGGCTCGATTGCACATTCTCTGATGCGACATATCCATCAGGTTGCGCATATTGTGCTTACACACAATTTTCGTTTCCATGCCAAGTGGAAGTCCTAATGCTGAGTCCTCACGGGGAACGCCAATAGTGTCAAGACTCTCTAAGTATGATTTGATATGTCCCATCAAATCTTCATAGACCTTTTTCGCTTCTGGATTGCCTTCGATGCTTGGCGGCGTAACATATCCAAAACCATGTTCGTAGTCGATATATCGCGTACTTGCCTGAAGGCGTGTGGGCAGACCGCCAATATGGGTGTACCATTCACGGATAACCCGTGCCGAATACCCCTCAAGAGTCAAATACACATCAGGGAACTCAAACGTTCTCCCGTGTCCACTCTCAAGGCAATCAATGCCTCTGAGATAATTTTTCTCATCATTACTGGTATTTGCCCCCCAGCAGATACCAGCCTCTACGCCAATCATCGTAATTGGCTTTTTGTATGTATAATCTTGAACAATTACTTTTCCCATTCGTTACTTAACCTCCGTAAAGTTCTGGGTAACTGCTATAACACAAATAGGTATAGCCGTAATAGCTGCTGTACAGTTCAAGATAAACGCCGCTACCTTGTACCCCACCAGACTGGAATACGACTGACGGTTCATTCAAAACACGTTCGCCACTTAAAAGGCGAGCTGCTGCTTCAACGCAGGATTCAAACGGAGTCAAGTTTTTGAAATAGTCTGTATTCGCGTTAGCATATTGTCCTTCTGCGTGGATGACTTCTTTGATTGTATCTGGGAACTCTGGGGAGTCAGCTCTATTGATAACCACCTCGCCAACAGCCAGCTTCCACTCAAAGGGCAAGCGCTCGTCACCACATTCATCCGTGAGAATCTTTGATAGCTCAAGCAAATCTTCAAAGAAGACCTTTATCACGTCTAAGCCGAGCACATCAATTTTCTTGTTTCGGGCTTTTTCTGCAGCCAAACCCGCTTCATAATCACCGTTTGAGCAACTCTGTTTCATTATGCTGAGATAATCAATATCATCAGAGAAACCGTCCACTTCTTCCGTGTGGTGCACTACATCCTCTTCAGGTTCCTCAACTGTCTGGTTTGCGTCTGTCGCTGTGATAGCGGTTTCCAACGCATCGACTTCCGTTTTCTCCTCAATGGTCAATGGTGTCTCTTGTCTGGCAGATGCGCTACTGCATCCGCAGATTGAAACGCACATCATAGATACCAGCAAGAAGATAGTGAAAATTTTTCGCATTGTTCTACCTCTCTACTGTCTACGAAAAAAGAGCTCCAGAGTGTTTTACTCTGGGCTCTTCCACATAGTATGTTTAGCCTCTTACTTTTCTTATGCGTGCTGGAGAGTTTCTTTAATGGCAAAACTGTCAAGGAACTCATCCAGCATTTTTGTATCGCCGGGATTCAGCGGTTCTTCTGCTCGTGACGCCATAGGGCGTGCCGGTCTCTGTGCCCGCACTGGGCGTGCAGGTTCGGCAGTAGCAGGAACCGCACCGAGCCAATCAACCGTCGCACGACCAATGTTATTCCAATTAAGTCGTGCTGTCGTTCCCATAAGGTCTTCCATTTCAAGCACCCCGTGTTGGAGGTCAATCGGAATTCCATCGACAAACAGTCGCCCGTCTCTATAGTTCATTTCTACTGGACGCGCAGCATTAACTGTCGCAGCGGTCACCGTCCCCGCCGCATTTGTCTCATTGATGGTATCAACAACGGTATTTGTTACAGTTGCATTAGCTGTTGCTCTTGCGCCATTCCCGAAGCTGGCGGTCAATCCCATATCTCGAAAGCAAATCGGTTCTCTACTCTCAAGCTGGAATAGCCTGTTTTCATCACCGACAACGATAATGTCATTCGTTTCCATACCGTTGTAATACTCCATTCCGAGCATAGCCGGTTTGAGAATGTCGCTGTATCCCTGCTCATTAACAATACCAATTCTGTACCCACGATAAATACCGTGGTCAGTATTGCGAACGTCAAACGTAACACCTGCGTGTTCAGAGAGGAATCTATAAACGTCTCTCGTTACAATCAGCGCAATTTCATACCTTCCACCCGTATAGGCTTGCGCTCGCTCTGCCTTTCGAATGGCATCTTCTAAAGCAGTGTTGAACTCTGCCCTCGTCACTCGTCATCGACCTCCTCAATTGGAGACACATTACACTCGCTTACGAGCTTGTCGAAGCAGTCACAGCAAAGTTGCAAATCAGCGTTGTCTCCGTCATAGATACTTCCGTATCCGATATGTTGTCTATGTATAGAGAAATCTTCCTGCAGGTCAAAGAGGTCGAGCTCCTTGCCGCAATAATTGCAGACACGTTTGTCTGACAAGTTTTGCACCTCCCATGCACTTATAAAATCCGTGTTTTATATCACCCTTACTGCCGAAGCAGTAGGTTTGATTTTGAAACTGCTGAGGAAGTTGTCCAGCTCCTCGCCACCATATGTTCCATCGGTAAACCGCAATGGCTGTTCACAGCGTTCAATCTCAGACAGGATGACCGCGTTCAGGTCGTTTAGATATAGGATGCGATTGAATGTGCGTCCCTTGAACTCCTGCGTGTCATATGCGGTAATGAAATACAGAACGGATGATTTCTTCGTGTTCAGAATGGAGTATGTGTTAGAAAAGGAAGCTACGTCAAATCCTCTTTGCATTACCCATCCCGGAAGATTCCCCAGTTCTATTTCCCTCCAAAGAGTCTCAACCAGCTCTTTGGTATTACGCATATTATCAAGTACGACACACACCGAAACATTCTCTTGCTGAGAGCAGAACAAGAGGGCTTCTGCAAATGTATCTCCGGTTAATACTTCCATGTTTCCACCTCCAACTACAGAACCTTGTCATACGCTGTCAGCTTGAAATACTCACCATCACGCTGGTAGCCTTTGCAGTAAATGATGTCACCGACTTTAACCGGCTCCTTCTTAAACTCACGATTGAATAACGTGAACCTGCTTTCTTTGCCGCTACCGATTGATTTCGTAAAGACGCTGTAAGCAAATTGCTCACCATCTCTTCTCCGAACCAGTGGCTTCATATCTGTTATGTATAGCTTGCGTCTGTCCGCTTCATTGCCAGACACATACCCGATATAGCCCATCACATCATAGAAGTTACGGACTTTGATAATATCGCTGAGGTCATCCATGCCAACTGCTTTCACCGCGTCTTCTGCACCACGCAAAATCGACATCACATCAAGAAGTGTATAGCTCTTAGCTTCGCCACCAGATTTTGTAACACCGACCGCATATCGCTTCACAATTTCTTCGAGTGGTGTCCCATCAACTTCAGACTTTTTGATTTGCTTTGCTTGCCCCCTTTTGAAGGTATTGAAGAACAAGTCAACCATCCGAAGCAACTCACGCTGATTGCCGAAATCGGAGAAGAAGTCCAGCTTAATCAAAATGTCAAGCTGCCTTGAGTTAATACTCGTTTTCTCATCGAGGTCTTTCAGCAAATCCATAAAGCAGGAATACTTGTTTTTCGCTGCGAGGTCATACAATTCATCGGCAAGACCAGCACTCATATACTTGATTGATGTGAGACCCTTGGCGATGATTTTCCGCTCTCTGTCGAAGAAGTATTCACCTCTGGACAATCCCCATTTAGGCAACGTCACTCGAATACCGACCTTATGGGCATAGCTTGTAATGTCAGCAGTCTTGTCCATATTGTCGCCGAAGATATTCAACGCCGCTGTTAAGAACTCCAACGGGTAATAGTAGCGCAGATAGCCGCAGATATATCCGATAGATGAATAAGCGTCTGAGTGATTCCATGAGAAGCCATACGCTGATGCATCCAGAATAATTTGCAGGAACGGCTTGATGACCTCCTCACAACGCTCTGTGCTCATCTTGTATGCCTTTGAGCAGTAAGCCACAAAGCGTTCTTCAATTTCCGGCAAAAGCTTTTCTGTCCCCTTTTTCTTGGCAATCGCTCGGCGAACGTTGTCTGATTCCGCGCTTGAGTAGCCACAGAACTTGACCAAGAACTGCATGATGGTTTCCTGCATTGCGATTCGTCCTGCCTCTGGCGCAAGAAACTCATTCAGTGCATCAAACCCGTTATCGTAAAACTCGCCCTTGGCTACACTATCACGGAAGCTGGCACACGCAGGTCGGAGCAAACCATTACCAAACGACATCCACTTCAGCATTGAGAAATTTGGAATCTTTGACCGAGCAATATCGAGCGTGGCATCGGACATGAACTGCTTTAGATAATGCTGTGCGCTGTCAGACTCCCATTGGAAGATAAGCGTCGTATCGTCTCGGATACTTCTCCACACATTCATGTCTTCCATATCAGTGTTGTCTGGCGTCAAGCGCTCAATCCCAAGCATTTTACAGGTATCGTTGATGACACCGATATTGTCCAAGCCAAGGATATCAAGCTTGACGTACATCAAGTCGTCCAGTTCTTTCATGTTAATCATGGATACCGGATACTCGGATGTAGAGATACTGCACAGACCAACTGTTTGGTCAATAGGCAGGTCACTGATAAGGACTCCACTCGGGTGTGTACCGATGGAGACGATTGTTCCATTAACGATGTCTACATACTTGAAGACCTCTGGATACTTCTTTCGGATAGTATTCTCATGGAGCTCCACTTCTTTGCAGATGTGGTTTGCCACTTGAAGGTAGTTCATGTCTGCACGGTCTTTATAGAGAGCGCGGCAAACATCACGGATTGCGCCTTTGAGTGCGATGGTATTAAAGGTAATGATTTCTGCTGAACGAATACTCGGCAGATTCATCTTATCTTTAAGCAGGAACCGCTTAATTGTTTCTCTGTCCTTGCCGGAATAGTCCGTGTCAATATCGGCATTTGTAACACGAGACGGGTTCATAAAGCGGAAGAAGTTCAAACCATACCGCATACTGTCCATCTGCGTAATCCCCAAGAGATACGCAATCATGCTACCGGAAACCGAACCACGACCATAACCACACTGGATACCGTTTTGCTTTTCCCACTCACGCAAGTAAGTTTGGAGCAGCATAAAGTCAATTGACTTCGTTGCCTTATAGACATCGAACTCTTCATCGATGGTTTTCTGCAGCTCTTCCTTTGTATGATGCTTGAGCGCATATGGATGATTCTCAACCGCTGTCTGAATCTTGTCGCGGAACGTCTTCTCTGGTTCAGAGTAGATATGTGGGTACTTCGTCCCTCTGTCCAATTCAAACGGCTCGACCATATCTGCCATCACGTTGGTGTTTTCAATGGCTTGCATATACTCTGCTTCTGGAAGCGACCCTTGCTCTCTATATGCAGCGACCAACTCGTCGTAAGTCTTAAACTTTAAGTCCCAACGCTCCTCGCCATCAAACGTAATGTTTTTGGACGCCTGTAAGATGCTTCTGCCTTTTTCATGTTCTGCATTGAGGACGTGTGTATCGGTTCCTGCAATCAAAGGGACGCCGGTACTCTTGCTAAGCAACAGCAGTTTTTCGTTGTAGTTGACCTGCTTCTCATCCATGTGGTGACCGACTTCTAAAAAGCAGCGATGCCTATTTCGTTCAAGGAAATCCAGATAATATTGCTGAACCTGTTCGTCACCTTTTCCGAGAACACCACCGACACAAGCTGTAGTGATGATAATGTTGTCAGATGTCGCAAACAGTTCGTTGAACGTGATTCGTGGAACGTAATAAAAGTGGTTGTCGGTTCTGCAGAAACTCTTAGACACAAGACTGTTGAGCTCTAAGAACCCATCGTAGTTTTTCGCAAGCAAGACACAGTGGTAGTTGTCTCTGATTTTTTCGTCGAGGTTAAGCGTAAGATATGCTTCAATGCCGTGGATGTACTTCATCCCAGCGGCTTCGATAGCACTTTTCTTGTGCCACCACTCGAAAACAGAACCATGCTCTGTAAATGCCATTGCTTTCATGCCGCACTCTTTGGCACGCTCTATGTATTCACCGTACTTTGTAACGGAGTCAATGTTGGTAACACCGTTTGAAAGGTCACTATGCAAGTGGTATAGGGTATATTGATTGCTCATCGCCATGACAGCCTCCCGTCGTAGAGTTTTTTCCAAGTATCTTGACCTCTATCGACAGGACTGTCCTTATCGCCAAGCAAATCTTCCTTGTCCCAAATGTATTCAACATTTACAAACTGCTTCAACCGCTTGATATTGTGGTCGTCCCTGATGCAAACGTCTTTGTCAAGGGCAAAAACCACCCTGCACCCAAGGGAAACCAGCAGTTTCATCTGATTCGGATTAAGATGCGATGTCAAAATCGCACCTGTGTTGTGTACCCCATATGTATCTGCGAGTAAAACTGACTTACATCCCTCAAAAAGGATGATTTCACCTTTTTTCTTGATGTCCTCCATGTTTTCTGCAAGCCCATAGATAGCTTTCAGCTCGCCCCATGCCATAAAGTAGGTGTATTTGCGCAAGCCCTTTTCTTTCCATGCCGGGTCAAGCGTTCTACCGCCTACATTTACGATTTTTCCATCTGGATTCCGTATTGGATAAACCAATCTATCCGAAAAGCTGTCATAGTACACATCAAACTTGTCGAGTGAGTCTTTGGATATGCCCTCGCGCTCCCAAACGGCTAACTTGTCCGGTCTTTTTTCGTACCGCTCCATATAATCGTCTGGAAGCACAGTTGATTTTGACTGCTTCTGCACTTTTTTCGGCGGCATAAACCTCTTGGCGACCTCAACTGTCGCTAATTTTTTTCTGGCAATCACATTGCCATCGACTCCGCTGTAATTCTTCAGTTTTTCGATAGCTTCGGCATAACCACAATTGTCGTAATACCGAATGAATGTCAGTACGTTACCGCCGATGCCCGATGAAAAGTCGTAGAATGAGTTTGTCTCCTTGCGAACGGAGAAGGAGGGGGTTTTCTCATCTTTGAATGGTGACAACGCCCAATATTCTCCGTTCTTTTCTGTGAACTCCGTATATTGCGAGATGTATTCAAGGATATCGACTGATTCAATCAGCTCAGATAGTTCCACCCACACTCCTCCTTCCGTATTTTATTTAATTGTGTTGACTGGTTAAAAAGGTGTCTGCGGAATATGCTGCTTTGCCTGTTCATAGAGGATGTGGTTCCCGTCGAACAGCAAATCTATGTATTCGTCCTGCGTCATCTGCATACCATTACGGTTTACAGTTACGCGGAGTTTCTTGTTGCCACACTCGGCACCATCGGCTTCGATTTCCTCTGGGGTTTTATCGGAAATCATTGCAATGGTTGAGGCATTACGAGCAATCTTTGCACTATCGGCAAGCTTACCGGTAATCGTTGCTTGAGCGGCACCAATACCAGCAATATTCATCTCGCCGCAAATCTGGTTCTTCACCATATCTACAAATCTGCCAAGCTCTTGGTAGCTGTCAAACGCATCGCCCTCGCCTTTGCCCTTAAAGTAATCAACAATAAGAACATCAAGCCCCTGCGTATGCTTAACCTTATTCACAGCCGTAAAAATGCTCTGCTGGTCAAACATTGGAATATAGATATGGGTGAACTTGCGCGTTTTTAACCACTCCTTTGCGTCCAGAATACGCTTTTCCTCTTCGTCGCTGTAATTGCCGGATGTCAATCGCTTGTACTCGATGCCAGATAGGTGTGCCAAGATTCTTGATGTAAACAGTCGAGTGTTTAGCTCACTATCCAGATAGAGGACTGCGTAATCCTGCTTCAGCAAGTCAACTGCGCAATTCAAAAGCATCATACTCTTGCCTTGCTTTTGCTCTGCACCAAAGATAAACAGTTCTCCACGCTCAATGGTCGCATAATCGTTCAATGCAGGGAACTTAAAGGGAATACCTGCGTATCCAGCGCCCTGCCTGCCCTTAATTTCTTCCCAGCATTTATCCACGACATCCTTGTACGGTGGGACTTCATTTGTCGCCGAGAACTCCATCATCACATCATCCAGCATCTTGTAGATTTTCTGCTCGATGTTCTCTTCGGACGGCTGCGTACAAAGCTTCTGACACTCTTTGAGTTGCTGGAAAGTATCTCGCCTAAAAGCTGCATCCATAACATTGTTGACAAGCAGTTTGTACTCCTCAACAGTATTTCGGGTAATGCTATCACTATTGTCCATCAATGTATAGAGCTGGTCGATACTGAGCTCATCCGCAAAACGCCTTGTTGCTTCCTTAGCAGACAGCGCTTGGATAATGTTATACGGGTCAATCGTCGTAATTCCATCTCGTGCAAGAGAACAAATCGCTTGATAGATATAGCGGTTCTCCTCGTTGGTGAAATGGTTCGGCAACAGTTGCTCTGAATAATACGAGAACTCAGGGTGATGAATCAGCGTAGCGATAATACCAGCCTCACTCTCAACCCTTGCCATGTCTTCACTTGCTCTAATAATTCATCACCTCTTTCTCATCAGCTCGTAATACTCACACATATCCTGCATCTCACACAGATGCGTGCATTTGAAAAACTCTACTGATGGTTTGAAATCTGATTCCTCACGAATCTTTCCAATGCTCTTTGCAAGCCATTCTTTAGATTCAGCGTATGCCTGCTCCTTAAACGGCTCTATGATAAACAGCTTATCTCTAAAACAATTGAAGCAAAGACTCTTCGGTGTTTTGCCATACTCTTCTTCAACTGCTGCAGAGTAAATATAAAGCTGCCTTAAATAAGCATCTAACTCTTCATCAGCCTTTGTTGGTTTCGCTCTGCTGCTCCGTGGTTTCAAAATCCTTGACTTATTATCTACGACATATAGGTCATCATCTTTTCTCCCAAGGAAGTCTATGTATCCAACAAACGGAATGCCGTTTACCACGAAGTCAACTTTCTTTTCAACACCAACCACGTCATACGGGAATGGCTGAAGTGTTTTAAGATATTGCAAGCCGCCAGTAAAGTAACTACTGAACACCTTTCTGTTTGGAGCACGCCCCACAACTTCAGTTTTGAAGTCTTGCAAGTACATATCAACAAGCTGTCTTGGTGTCTTTTCACCTTTGTGGTACAACTCAATAAGCTTGTGCATGAAAGTGCCATAGCTCGAAAAGAACATATCCTTACCATGAAACTTCTTTATGTACTTCAAGTACCACCTATAAGGGCAGTCTTCAAAAGCCTTTATTCGTGAGTAGCTCCACACCATGTCATCAATGAGTGGTGCGTAGTTTACTTCTCCCATAGGCGATTACCTTAGAATGGCAACCGGCTGTCATCAATTTCGCCTTCATCAACCGTAGGCTGAGGGTCTGTGGTCTGAGAGCCACTCTCGTCGCCCTCAACTTCAAAGGAGAACATCTTGAAGTTGGTGTACGTCACTTTTTTCTCCTTGTCATACTTCGTTGTGACATCAACGTCCCCGAGCTTAATGCGCTCGCCCTCTTTCAGACAAGCAGCTTTCTTTGCCGCCGCAGTTCCGATGGCAAGAACAAAACCAGAAAAGTCTTGCTCATACTCGTTGGTCTGCTTGTTCTTTCTGCTGACCGACAACCGAACCTTTGTGCTCGTGTCGCTCATGGGAGTCACTTCCCAAACCTTTGCATAGGCGCCTGTACGAAAACCCATAGTGTATCACTCCTCAATCTTAAACGTTTCCTTGAAATCCGACAGAAGCTTTCCTGCTAACACGGATTCCGTAATTGCAAAGTAATTGCCGCCCTTTGCGTATTTGGACACAAACTTTTTAACATCGTCTGTCTTATCCTTATTCGCATTGAGATACGCCTTCAGCGTCTCATCAAAACTCTGAATAATTTGCTCGGCAATCATTTTATCTTCTGCCGTTTCTGCCGCTCTCTGTTTGCTACGGAATGCGTCAGGGTCTGCATCGGGTGTAGCAATATTGAAGAACTTGAGCAGGAAATAGCGGTTCGAATATGTCAGACCAGAGCCGAATGCCTGAGAAGCATCGCTCTGTTGACCAACAAGCGCCCATTCAACGTCGATACGCTCTTCCGGGGTGTCGTTGTTAACCCAAGACCATGTCATATCCGCGCTAACCAAAACCTCGTTATTGTTCTCCTCATAGATGTCACCCTTACCGGTGGTCTTGGTTTTCTTGTATGTATATGGGGACACAATTGTGCTGCCCTGCTTGATGTTGGGAATCAGGGACAGACCATACTTGTCCATAAACACTGAGATTTTTGCGAGAATCTCATCTTCGGAAACATACTTGTAACCGTAGCCACTTTTGTTCTTTTGGATGACCTCCACTTGCTTTCTGATTCTGGCAAGTTTCTGATAAATGTTCATCTGTTCTGCCATTTCATCCCTCCATTAAATATGTTGCCCCCATGTCGGCAAGATGCAGCAGGAGCGCCAGTTTACTGCGCTCAAAAATCTTCCCAATGAAAGCGTTGCCGCCCTTTACTGCGGTGTCCCAACCGCCCATATGAGCACGAATCGCCAAGATTTCTTCTGGTTCAAGACGAATGAAGTTCTGAAGGATGATGATAGACTTATCCGCGTGTTCTCCGCAAGGGAACTTCTCATCAACCTCATAAACCTCTTTCTTATACCACTGTCCAGTCTCTTCGTCCTTGACATTCCGAAAGCCCTTTTTGTAGTAGTTGACTTTACAAAGGTCGTGCATCAAAGAGACGATTGCAATTGTCTCCTCACTGTAGGCACCTTGTAATCCGGCTGCTTCGATTCCAATTTTCAAACAATCATAGACATTGAGGGAGTGTTGCAAAAGCCCACCCTCATAGCATCCGTGATACTTTGTTGAAGCAGGTGCCACGAAGAAATCAGAATGTTCGAGCCAGTCCAGTAACGAATCTGAACCAGCTCGTGTAACTGTCTCTTTGTAGACCGCGAGGAATCTTTCCTTTAATTCGCTCAATGAATCTCCTCCTTAATCAACGCACAACAGCTTGGCGAAGTTCTGCATGATTTTTTCGTTCTTGTCGTGAGTGGTACTGAGGCTGCTGCGAGTATCATTCAACCGTTGCATATATGTATCGATTTCGTCCATCGTAGTCTGGATGTCGCTGTTGACTGCCTGCAGATTATCAATGGTGTTCTGAACCATCTGAACCGCATATGCAGACTCTTCTGTCAGTTCAGCCAGACGCTTTTCCTTTTCCTGCAGCAAATCCAATGTCTCTTGCTTTGTTTTCTTGAAAGCCATATACTCTCTCCTTTCTTTCCAGATTTATACCTAAGCCATTCGGCAATGTATGTTATTTAATTATGTTGATATATGTAAAAGAGAAACCCACCTCAGTGGGAATCCCTTCATTCGCTACGTTAGATTGAAAACGCCAACTTCCAACGCTGGTAGTCTTCCATGTAATCTCGCTCTATGCGATTCTGCTTGTGCTCCAGCTTAATTCTTCCATTGAGCACATAGGTTCGGTCGGATACGAAGTTAGTTGCTGCTTCCGAGAAGTCTATTGGAATGCCAGCTCGTTCTCTATCGTACATTCTGTAAAACAATCCAGACATCCACACCCGGTAGAAGCTAAGTTGTTGCTGGGTGAGCCCTTCTTCAATAGCCTGCGCCGATTTCTTAGACAGAATTGAACGAAGTGTTGCGGTTTTTGTTACCGCACGAATACCACGCATCAATGTGTCGCCCGGAACTCTATCCCGTATAATCGTTCGGGAGTAATTGGGATTCTTATAGCGGAAGCTATTGAGCTCTGCTGCTTTATGGAATGCAGGTAATGCTTCACGATAAAGCGGAATGTGTGTATCCTTATAGGCAATCTCCATGTTGGCGAAGTCGATATCAGATGCTTTCACAAGAAGCGTATCGTCTTCCTTGATACCACCAAAAGCCATCCAATAGTAGCATCGATAGATAACATCAATTGTCTCTTCGCTCTCTTTATCAAAAACTTCATCCAGAACACGCTGGAGGTGGAGTGGGCTTGAAATCATTTGACGCTTAACTTTGGACAGACCTGCCGTCTCAATGCCGAGCATCCCATCGCAAGCATTTGGCACCTTCATAGTAATACACCACTTCACATATTCCTTCAAAATTGTGAGTGACATCCACTGGCTTCTGGCGCGTAACGCGAGTATCTCGTCAATAGCCGGTTGGAGTTCTTCTTTGCTCTTAGTGCATAAGTCTGCATTCCACGAGACTTCATATGGTTCAAACGCCTCAAACACTGTTGTTGCAACGTTGGCTGTGTTGATACTCTTGGTGTAGTCTTTAACGAATCTTGATTTTAACTCCGCATTGTACATAGCGAGCCTCCCACTTTAGTATGTAGCGTTATGCTGGTACAACAGCGTTTAGGGCTGCGGCTTTCTTCCATACAGCAAGCAGCGCTTCGATGTCCAGATAGGCGATTGCGCCTGTCGCCAGCAGGTTTGCTTCTGCAACCTGCTTCATGTATTCCTCGGACAACGTAGTGATGTACTGTCCAAGACGCTCCTTGGACATACGCTCTGGGTTCTCGCAAAGAACCATACTGTCTCTGCGAAGACCGCTGTCTGCTGCTTTGACGATGACGTGCGTAGGCTGATTCGTCTTTTTGAGGGAACTTGTAAGCGGGAGGGCGATGATGTTAGGACTATGTGCGTTCCCCACGTTATTCTGGAAGACAACACCCGGACGCCAGCCGCTTTGCTCACTGCCGCTGCCGCCAAACTTCATCAGATACACTTCGCCAATCTGCGGAACCCGCTCTTTGTTACTCTGAAAACCCAATATGCTAAACCCCTTAAATACAATTATGTTGATGGTTGGAGTATAGCACGCCCAATATGGCAGAGTCAAGTTAATTATATAGACAACATCAAAAAATATTTAACCGGCTAACAGGGTATAGGTGATTTCTTGTTCTTTGTCGTTTCTACCTCCGCAAAAGACTGTGAAAACAGTTCCAATCACAGTCATTTCAGTGTCAATCTCGACACAACGTACTCGGTCAAAACATAAGGTATTTGCTCCAGATTTTAAGCAAATCAGGTTTGGGTTCTCGTATATCAACATAATCGGGAATGACAACTTGAATTTGCATGGGTCTGAAACGCAATACCAACTCTGGTTCTCTGTGTAAAAGGAAATCTGCTGAGGCTTATGGTTTTCACAATACTCTTTAAGTTCCTTGACTGAGACTATCTTCTTCATCCTGTAGTAAAAACCTCCATTGATTTACGAGAAATCCCGTGTTATACTACAAGCGAGTCATTGCTGAGTGGTGTCAGTGATGACTTCGACCTGTCAAGCACGGGTCGCTGCACGCTGTTGTTATGTTGGTATTCATGGCAGTGTGCGTTTCGTGGTAGCTCGTCTATACTGGCGAGCTACCTTTTTACCATTGACAGAAACAGTTGTTTATGTTAAGCTGTCAGTAGAAACAGTTGTTGCGGTTTTTATGCTACCACAAACACAGTGGTCTGTCAACATCAAAACTTGAGCTTATTTTTTGGAGGACTTTAACATGGACTTCGGACAGAGGCTGAAGAGCCTTCGTGTAGAACGGAACCTCACTCAGCAAAATCTTGGGGATGCAGTAGGTGTTTCCACCGTTACAATTCGTGCTTGGGAACGCAACACCAAGAAACCCGCAATGGATGCATTGCTTTCTCTCGGGCGTGTTCTCAACATATCGATGGACACCTTGCTCGATTTCCACTTAAACAATGCACCAAACTACACTTTGGTTCTTACTTCTTCCGAAAGAAAACTTCTGTCCAGCTATCAAAGTCTTGACAACTATGGGCAAAGAGCAGTTGATGCAATCTGCGCACTTGAGAAGGAAAGGGTTGATGCCACGAAGAAGCCTCGTGTTATTCCAAAAGTCATCGATTTGCAGCAGGTTAAGAGCGAGCGCTACATTCCTCGCTATACCACTCCCTCTGCTGCCGGTAGCTCCGTACCTCTCGACGGGGTTGACTTCGAGATGATTCTTGTGGATAGCTCCGTGCCAGAAGAAGCAGATTACGCCGTTGATATCCAAGGCAATAGTATGTATCCCTACATCCATGATGGCGACATGGTGTATGTAGAAAAAGACGCCGAGCTCACAATTGGAGATGTCGGCATCTTCTGTGTTGACGGTGCAATGTATTGCAAGCAATACTATCTTGACGATAATAACAATCTGGTTTTGGTTTCTGCAAACCCAGAGCTGCGCCATACGAACATCTTCGTCTCGGCGGATAGTGGACGCTCTGTAAAAGCCTGCGGCAAGGTACTGTTGAAAGAAAAAATTGACCTTCCAGATTATTTGTTTGAGGACTGAAAAAGTAGGGCGTAAGCCCTACTTTTATAATTCCCAATGAATATTGCCTGCTCCATATTTCCCGATTGAAGGAACAACAAATTTGTTTGGCACGCCGTACTCTTCTACAGCTTTTGCACACCAGATAAGAACATATGCCGTTAATGGAGAATCGGCAGAAATACCACTCGACATTACGCTCGGACTATAAGACGCGCTTCTATCTGCATCATAGTCCAAAATCTTACCGCGCTTTGCCATCATAATCCTGAGTGCATTCTCCGAGTTCTTCATGCACATTTCTTTCTGAACTTGCTCGTGATATTCTGGTGACCATCCTGCTTTTGGTTTACACCAACGCTCTTTTGGAAACAACTCACTAAGCTGCTTACCAGAAAAGATGCTCTCATATACAGGAGCGACTTCTTTAGAAACCTGTTCTTTGTTTTCTGGGTTCTGGATATAGTTTTTCAACCGCTGCTCAAGGCTACAGTCTGTCACTACACTTTTCCACTCAGAAATCTTCTGCTGCTTCTTGTCATACTCATCCCGAGTATTCTTCACTGCGGATTTATCCGACCCAAATTTAATGAGCAAGATAACTCCAAGAATCACAGCAATCACAAGTTCCATAAAGCCACCACTACATCAGCCTAATGCAGACTGGATATGTCCTTTCGCATCGTCTATCTTTTCGAGCGCATCGCTGAGACTATCAACCGCGTCTTCCATACGCTCAAACTTTTCTGTTCCTTGCAAGTTTTCAGGATAGTTGTCCATACAGTCTTGCTCACTGTCGCAAACTGTTTCCACAATGGATGCAGCACTGCTTAACATTTTCAAGGCGTCTCTTAGCCGCCCTCTTCTTTTTTCATTCACTCATACGCTCCCATACATTCGAAATGTTCAACTCGATTTTGATGAACTCCCGACCATGCTTTGAAAAGCTAAAAGAGTTCAGTTTTGTAATGAGGTCGAAGAACCCGTTAGTTCTTCCTCCGTGAAGCTCAAGCTCGTCACAAACGATAACAATACGAAGTGTCTTCGTTTTCTCTTCGATATCTGCATGGACACTTTCGCATTCAATTTCAGATACCAGCTCGTCTACTCCGTCGCAAACCTCATCGATTTTCAAAAGCATCTCTTTGGAAATTTTATAGTCGTTTCCAAAGACCTTAGAACCATCGTCAATTAACTCCATAATAGAGTCTTTGCAAGTTGTGTACTCCATTCCAGCCTCCTCTTATTCAATCGGTTTCGTGAGACCGTGGAATGTAAATGTCAAACGAACTCGGTTCTTAACCAACGGATAAACCTCCATGTTGTTTGCAAACTCTGCCACTCTCGCAAACCACTCTGGTTTGTCAAAAGCCAGCACTTCTCCCTCAACGCTGATGCTTCCCATCGTTTTGAACGGCGTATTCAATTTATAGGAAATTTCAACATCAGAATCCCGCGTAATATACTTTAGTACCGCATGAGCAAACTGCATCTGCTGCAGCTTAATTGGATTCAAAACCGTTGTCTTTTCTTCATCCGCTGAAACATCATCCTTAACGCTATTGACGAACTCGTCCATTGCGTTTTGCAGTTCCTCATCAGACATAAACTTCAAGTCAAAGCTGTTATCCATTTGACCACTCCTTTAATTCAATTCTATCACAAAGATGCAGATTATCAAGGCAAATCAACCAAGATTACACACAATTTCAACCTCTCCAACTGCATTATCGCCCAAGATATGTACTAAAGAATTTGCAATCATACTGACATCAATTCTTCCATTAAAGCATAGTGAAAAGCGCTTCATATCCATACTCTGTTTGGAAGCTGCTTCGTCCAACTTGGTAGCTGGTACATCTTCTGCTTCTACTTCGACACCCTCATCAGGTGTTTTCCCGTGCAGCAATTCATCCCACGCATCCTTTTGTGCTGTACTCATAGAGTGACCAACTGGGAACTTGATATTCAGCTTGTTCATCTGGATGTGCCGTCGAATCGTAAGCGGTTGTACCCCAAACATGGCGGCAAAACTCGTTGCATTGGCGCCATAGTTCTCCATCATATGTCGTAGGTACTCTTCTTGCATTGATGTAGTCAGTGCTTTGAATTCATCCCATGTAATTGGTTGGTTCAAGTTAACGGTCACAACTTTCCCATTCCTTTCTTTCCACTGTTTCTGAGTCATGTGGTCTGTTGACATTGAGCATTTCTTGCTCTTGCTCCCGCACTTGCGGTACTTCGCTTGCTGTGCAAGGCGCTTACGCTGCCAGCAATCATACTCAAAATCAGACATCATTGTGCACACCTCATCTTCTTTGAAACCTCGAGCTTGTCCTCAAGTTCTTTTGGGGTTCTTGCTTTCCCGAGCTTCTTAAACTCACCATCAACAAGCTCATATAAAAAATAGAACTCGCGGCTCTCTTTGCTGGTGAGAATGAAGCAAAGCTCATGCTCAGCATTATAATATCCTACCCAAACTCTTTCGCCTTTGGGGTATTTGAGTTCATCCAAGAAGCTCCACCGCCCTCTGCATCAAAGCACTGTGTTCGTTTTCTAAAGCCCCTGAAATCACTTCATCTAAAAGGCTGTTAAGGATTTCGCCAACACGTTTTCCTTGTTCAACGCCGAGACTCATAATATCTCTGCCATTGATTTGCAGGTCTTTTAATGCAAAGCACTGCTCAGCCTCCAAAACCTCAGACATGATAGAGCCGAGCGCGATACATCTTTCGATTCTGGACTCCTGAGTGCCCTCTGCATGGGCAAGAATATCAGCCATCCGTACATCCAAAAACTGTGAAAACCGGTGTTCACCGAGTTTGTGCAGCCATTTGCGGACTGTGCGGGGCGTTGGTTCAATCATTGTGTCGTGATAGAGCACAAGCTCAAGAACTTCTTGCTTTGTCTTATTATCGAACCGCAGTCTATCCAAAACTTGTTCTGCAATATCGCGGCTTGGAACTCCATGCCCGTGGAAGTGCCCGCCATTTTCATCTTCGGTATAGCATTGGGGCTTCCCGATATCATGGAGCAGCAGAGCAACCTTGACGGACACATCAGTGCCCCTATAGTTTGCAACAGCGTGTGCAATATGCTCGTACACAGTGTATTGGTGGTACTTGTTGTTCTGTTCAAAACCAATGCAAGGCTCCATTTCTGGAATAATCGTTGCAATAACATCAGCGAAATCCAACAGTACATTTAAGATACCGTCACCGAGCAACATTTTACAAAGCTCGCCATTGATTCGCTCCGCAGCAATGCGTTTTAACATCCAAGCGTCCTTGTGGATAGCAGCGGCTGTCCGTTCTTCGATAGAGAAACCATAAGTCGCTGCGAATCTCAGAGCTCGCATAATGCGAAGCGCATCTTCTTCAAAGCGTTCATCAGGATTACCGACACAGCGAATAACTCCTGCTTGTAAATCGTCTCTCCCGTGGAACGGGTCAATCAATCCAGCGCTGTTGTACGCCATAGCGTTGATGGTGAAATCTCTGCGAGATAAGTCCTTATAAATACTCTCGGTAAATTCCACATAGTCAGGATGTCTCCCGTCTGTGTAACTTCCGTCAATTCGAAACGTTGTGACTTCATACTTTCCAGCAGTATCCATGTCAACTGTTACTGTTCCATGCTGCAGCCCAGTGTCGATTGTCTTTGTACCACGACGATGCATTAGTTCTTTAACCTCGTCCGGTGTAGCAGAGGTGCAGATATCCCAGTCTTTCGGTTCTTTTCCAAGCAGACTGTCTCTGACGCATCCGCCGACCACATATGCTTCATGGTTTTCATATCGGAGATTCAGCAGAACTGCTCGCGCACCTTTAGGGATAGAAATCTTATGCATCAATCGCCCTCCTGTTTACACTCACGACGAATTCCTCAACTTTCTTCATATCCGGGGTCTCTGGGAGGCTCGTGTTTTGCTTTGCGTAATTGAGTCGTTTCTCAAAGTCAGAAACCATTTCAAAGAACTCTGGTCTGTACGTCCCATCTTCCAGTTGGTAATCGCCTTTGCGGATACTCATCAGAAGGGGCAGGTCGTCACCACGATATGTGACAATATCCTCTTTCTCCAGAATATCCAAGCAGAGAAGATACAAACGAATAAGATGCATCGCGTGTTTGTTCAAATGCTCGTCGTCCTTCTTGTGGTTCCTGTGATTGAGCTTCTCATACGTCCCGATAACATTCGTCAGGTCGTTGATTACACTATTGAACTCTCTGACCGGATACTTTTTAAGCTGGATATCTGCAAAAATCTCACGGTCTAAATCCTCTCGCGGGCTCTCATCTGTATAGAGAACAATGCTGCCGTTTTCAAAAATCGTGTATCGACTCTCAAATGATTTAACGGCGCCTTTCATAGAGTTGAGGATATGCTCCTCTCTTCTTGCCTGTGATAGCCTATCTCGCGCAAGAGCATTTTCCAAACGCCGAAGCTGCTGATTCGCATAACCTCCAAAAGAATGGACTGCTCGCTTAGACAGGAACATCTTCCTGTTGGCAATCATTTCTCTGCCAATGTCTGAGATATAGAAATAGTGCTCCGGCTTACACCCAAGCATTTCAATCGTATTTGGGTTACAATTTAGAAGCAAGCTCACCAGCTTATTGAAAGCGTAGATTGTCGTATCCGTTTGTGTATTAACGACCTGCTCGAAGCTTGTCAGACCAAGCAAATCAGATTCGCTGTTCAACGCACATCCTCTCACATCGACATCGGATGTTTCAACATTTGTTCCATAGGAATAACTGCCACCAAGTGTAAGAAAAATAATCTTGCTTCCGAGGTGCTCGTTTGTTCTAAGGAAATCATAAGCAGAACTGTTGACCATCTCTTTGATTTGCTCAATCGTCATAACCTTACTCCTTTTCTTCTCTCACCCTGAGCGTTGAAATACACCCAGCTAAAATCTGTGCGGCTCTTACGGCTTCATCAGCCGTGTTTTTCTTTGAGAACGAAATTCTGATGGATGCCCGAGCTTCATCTTTGGACAGCCCCATCGCAGATAAAACATGGCTTGGTTCTGCTTCGTGACTTCTACACGCAGACCCAGCAGAAACACAAACTCCCTTACCATCCAACATGAGCAAGAGCGTCTCGCCGTCAACGCCATCCATTCTCAAGTTAATCGTCTTTCCGGGTGTAAGAATCGACATACCATTTACATGGACGCAGCCTTCATCGCCCGTATCTTTGAGCGCTTCATTCAGCGCCATGAAAAATCTCTGTTTCAATGTAGAAACCCACACCGTATCTTCGTGCAAGCTCTTCGATGAAATCTCACAAGCCTTTCCGAGTCCTACGATGCCAGCAACATTTTCTGTTCCACCTCTCAGTCCGAACTCTTGCTCCGAACCACCATAAACAATGGGTGCAAGCTTGGACTTATCCTTTGCGTACAAAGCTCCAACGCCTTTACAACCATGAATCTTATGTGATGACACCGAAAGAAAATCGCAACCGATTTTCACCACATCAATAGGATAGCACCCTGCAGCTTGCACGCAATCTGTGTGGAACAGAATCCCACGCTTCATGCAAATCGTTCCAATGTCTTCGATTGGGTTGATTGCGCCTGTTTCGTTATTCGCAAACATCACAGACACAAGCCCCGTATCTGCCCGTAATGCGTTCTCAATGACAGCAGGAGAGACCCTGCACTCATTGGATACCGGAATATACTCTACATGAAACCCGTCTTTTATAAGCGATTCTGCGGCTCGTAGGACGGAATCATGCTCAACTGCCGATACCAAAATGTGTGTTTTCCCAACACTTTTCAGGTAGTCCTTCAATCCATGAAAGACTAAATTGTTTGCTTCACTCCCACCGGATGTAAAAATAATTTGTTCTGGCTCTGCATTGATTAAAGCTGCCACTTGCGCTCTGGCTTTCTGCACAGCCTCATTCGCAGCTCGTCCAAACTTATAGAGAGTTCCTGCATTACCGTACTCTGTTGTCAGATACGGCATCATTGCATCAAGAACCCGCTCATCCATTTGTGTAGTGGCAGCATTGTCCAAGTAAATCACAAGTGACCACTCCTTTTGTTTTATATGATGCACTAATACCACTCATCAAGCGCCTTTCAAAGCCTTGTGGCACAAGTGATTCAAGCCGTCATTTATTTCTAACAGCCTCGTTATGCGAATTTGCAGCGATGATTTCATCAAGCGTCCGAGGAGTGTAATCCATCCACGGCATCATCACCCCGACATTGAACATTTGGCAGGGTTTCGTGTACAGTTCCTCCATCAGATACTTGTCGTGTTCCATCATGTTCCATTCGAAGGAATTATGGACATGACCATACAGGTGGAAGGAGCCATAAAAGTGATTCTTAAAACATGGAATTGGGTAGTGGCAAAGAATCACTGTTCGCCCATTGTCCTTCACTTCGAGATACTCTGTGACTTTAACAAACTCTCGTAAGAATTTGTTGTCATTGCACCGGTCATGGTTCCCCTTAATCAGAAACTTCTGTCCTTTTAAGGAACGCAAAATCGGAATAGCATCTTGTGCCTTACACCAAAACATATCTCCAAGAACGTACACGGTGTCGCCCGGAGAAACCACAGCATTCCACCGGTCAACAAGAGCCTCGTCCATCTCCAGAAGTGATTTGAACGGACGATTGTCAAAGGCAATCACGTTTGCATGACCATAATGCCAATCTGAAATGTAGAACTGTTTATTGCTTTGTTCTTGCATTTTTCAACTCCTCGATTCTGTTTGCCGCAAGAACAAGCAGCCACTTAGGAACACGGCTTTCATCTCCCATTCGCCCCGGTGCAAGCGTTGTTCCGTATTGACGGAGGAGAATGACCACTTCGTCATCCAGAATCTGTTTGGCTACGTCGTGCAAGATTCCGATTGCCTGTAATTTTTGCGGCTCGTGCGACTTTCTTTTGAGGTACTCCGGCTTACTTGCTGGGCATTCATAGCAAGAATACATCTCATAAATACCACAGCCACCGTCTTTATAGCAACTCATATTTTTCCTCCTTAGAACGGAAGGTGTTCGTCTTGCTCAACACGAATAAGCTCCCGAACCCTTAACAAAAACTCTTCCTCATCCAGAGCTTGGATGTCTTGGTATCGTAGGTACTCAATCAATTCATGGACAGCCGTCGTCAGTGCTATATCGATTTTGTTTTCGACATCTGTCTGCTGGCTAAATAGTTCTTCCGTGTGTCGTCTGTTTTGTTCTATTGCTGTGCCTAAATCTCCTCGCGTATTTTCGAGGCGACATTCTAAGCGACCAAGCTTCTCATAGATATCGCAAATACAGGTGGCAACTTCAACCGGTGTCATATCCATTTCTCAACATACTCTCTTTCTTGCGAGAAAATGGGAGACTCTCGGTCAATAACCCAACGGTTTCTGAAAACTTCAACCGTTTCAGTATTATTGAGAACAGGGACGGTCTCTCTAACTCTTGTTTTGTAGCAAGCCGAACCACGCTTACAGTCAACAGGAAAGTCATTCCAGTTGATTCCGCAGTCCTTCCAGAGCATATCTTGAATAACGTTACAGCTTTTACCATGAAGCTCTTTCTGGCTAAAGTTTGCCTGTCCAACTGCCTCGATACTGTTGCGGGTTGCATCTTGCTGACGCCAAATCAGGCAGTTGCAAACTTCGTCTTTGGGAATAGAAAAAACTCTGGCATCAAACATGGCTGTACCCATCTTTGCGACCAGAGTTTCAATGTACTTATTTGTGCCATTGTTACTGTTGCGCATTGCTTCGGGGAAGTTCTTCCACAGCTCAGCAGTATAGGCATTTGAAAAAGCAAGCGTAGCCATCGAAGCGGAAACGCTGCACATCTTTTGGATGTTGTATCCGAACCATGCATCCGTTGTGATTGTTGCATAGTCTGTAAGCACCAACGTGATTTCATCTGACTGCGTATATCCGAAAACACAACCCTGAATGTTTTCACACAGGTACTTCATTGTATTTTGCATCGTTGTCATCAAGATGCGGTCAAACGGCTTTTCCATACCTCTTGTAAATGTATGAAACGCCTTGCCATCCACTCTAATAATGGTTGGAATCCGACGGGTCAGATAATTGCGAGCGATATTCTCGTAACCTTTCATTCTGTCGCCGAGTGAATCATATTTCTTACTCAAATTGGTTCACCTCCAAAATATGTATGCAGGCTTGGCACCTGCAATTATGATGCGAAGTATCCAGACGGCATTTCAACAAATGGATATGCCGGAGTGGGAATCAGGCACAGACCCGTTTCTGTGCAAGCATTTGGTTGATTCATGTCAGTTGCTTGTTTGAGGTCGAAGATGATGACGCCCTCATCTGCAAAGCGAACGCCCGGTGCCTTTAACGGAACATTCATCTCGACACCAATACCGGCTTTTACAAGTGCCGTCAGCGCACGATTTCCAACCGGAATCATCCTCTTCTTTGGCTTTCCGTCTTTCATAGAATCCGACGTAAAGAACTTCATTGCGTTCGGTGTTTCTTTGGCACAGGGCTGCAATGCAATTTGTGTTTTGTCTCTGCTGATGAACAGCCGCACAAATGGCGGATAGCCAATCTCAGAAGCCGTTGCAAGGTTAAAGGAGATGCGGTTCTTCAGGATTCGAACCTCTGCAATACTGAATGTACGAGGGACGCCAACCACATCAAAGTTGTCTAAGATACTCATTGTTTCCATCCTTTCGAGGTTTAATTACAAAGAAGCCATCCAATATCCGAGGGACATCAGATGCAGACAAATCTGCCACCTCATCAACTGATGGAACCGGGACAACATTTTCGCCTTTTAGAATCTGTTGTACTTCAAGCCAAAGCGCTCTCGGAATAATTGCCTTGTGGTAACCTTGGATAAAAAACTGGTTGGCACGCCCGTCATTCCGAATAGAGCGATGCGAAAAGATATCTACGGTAACGGTTTTCTGCATCAAAACGTCACCAGAATATTTCTCATTTGTCAAAATTGTTTTTACCGTAGAGTATGTCCATTGACCGCCCCGTGGAGATGGGATACCTTGCTGGTTTAGGATGTAACAGATTTCGGGAATCGTTCTGTCATCGTAGAACATTTGATAAATCAGCCGCACGACATTCGCTTCGGGCTCGTAAATCTCCAGCAGTCGTTTATCTCTGGTGTACCCGTAGAGGTCTGCGAGTTTTGGGAGCCCCTTCTCGAATCTTTTCTGGAACCCCCATTTCACGCTCTCAGACTTCGCTTCCGATTCACCTTGTGCAATAGCAGCCATGACGACCATCAGAAGCTCGCCGGTCTGCGTCAAGGTATTGATTGCAATATCCTCGAAGTAAACAGCAACCGGCTTATCCAGCGCCTTGAGCATACGCACAGTGGCAACACAATCAACGACGTTGCGTGCGAACCTTGCAATGTTCTTCACGATAACCATGTTGATTTTACCCGCTTTACAATCATCAATCATCCGTAAGAAATCCGTGCGTTTCTTTACGGAAGTCCCGGAAATCCCTTCATCGGCGTAGATGTCATAAAGTCGCCAGCCCGGATGCTTCGACACATATTCTTTGTAATACTGGCACTGCAACTCATAACTTGCGAGCTGGTCTTTACTGTCCGTACTGACCCTGCAATATGGCGCAACCATCAATGGGTCTTCTTCGCTGTGCTCAGTAGTCTTTTTAATCGAAGCGGGAATACACTGGACTTGTGCGCTATGCTCATAAGCATCGCGTATCTCATTTTGCTTATTTGTTTCCAAACTTGTGTCACCCCTTTCGAATATGTATGTTAGTAATATAGGGTGACCTATCGTGATGCGGGTGAGGATTTGCACCCCACATGACCTAACAGAGCATCGGTCTCCATCGCTTTTCCGGGCGACATCCGAACTGTAATTTGTAAGCGTCTACCTATTCCGCCACCGCATCATTATTATCTCAGCGTATTAAACAAAGGCACCGTCGGTGTTTGCACCGGAGCGCCTTGCTCGACAGCAAAAATTTTCCAATCAAAGTTCTTGCCATACCGTTCTGCCCATGCGATATCATCAAGAACTACGGCGTTATCATTCAGGTCTTCGCCTTCAAGATAAGACTCCTTGACTTCGTCGGGGGAGATATCGTAAACCTCAGCAACACGTCGGCACATCTCATCATGTGCTGCGTCGTGCGTATCGAAATACTCGGGTTCGGAGATTTCTCGCTCCATTACTTCAATCAGCATATACTTCATAGCATTTTCTCTTTATAAAACTCAGGTTTTATTCGTAACATACGAACACATGACCCACGAAATCGCCACCGCCGATGAGATATGAACCAACATATTTCAGTTTGTCCTTCTCATCTTCTCGGATTTCCTCGCCAGTCATCTTTGTCACAACCTTCATCGGGCATGTCTGGTTTTCGGTGTCAACCATGCACCAAAGGCAAGGTCGAATCATGTCTTGAACATCCACATGAAGAACTTGTTCGTTGCATCTTGCAACGCGGTCATCGAAGTACAGCATCGGGATATTGATTACCTGTTCTGCTGTAATCTCCAATGGATACTTGTAGATTACCCTCACGTTTGCCTCCTATAGATTTAGAGATTCCAAAAGTCCTCGTTGCGGCGAGAACTCTTTATACAATTCGACCTCCTTGGTCAGCCGAGCCAAGATTGCTTCTTCCTTGACCGCGTATCTTCCCAAGTAAACTTTCTTATGGTTATAAGTAATGCTGGCAACCCACTTCTTACGTTCTTTGTCGAAGTAGACGCCAGCGACACCGGATGTATTGCACGAATACAGGCTGCGATTCCTGTCGTTCTCAGAACGCTCGCAACATCGCAAGTTTTTCTTCCTGTTATCCGCTTTGTTTTTGTTAATGTGGTCAACACATTGACCGGGTTTCGCGTGCATCACAAGTCGGTGGAATCGGACAAAGCGTCGAATACCATTATAGAAGTAACTGCTGACAAGGTAACCGTCCTTGTCGCAATACCAACTGTCGCGTCCCTTTATGAGCGGCAAGTCCTCCAAATCGAATAAGAACTCGCTTGTCTTTATCCGAAGAACGCCGTATGTGTCGTGAAGTTCAATCTGCATTGCTTCGTCCAAGAGTAGCCGGGGGTTCGGCTAATTGTCTGTCGAGTATTCCTTTTATGGAATCCGCGCTAATTCGAAATGATGTGCATCCAATGCTGTTAAATTTATCTACGATGGCTTCGTCAATAAAGTCATCACATTGCCCCTCATCTGGGACTTCAAACCTGCACACTTTTTTGTGTAAGCATTTATCACATAACAATTATCCCCACCTCTTCACTGTAACCGCTTTCCGCATCGGTCGTTTTTCTAACTCCCTCAACCGATGTGCATAAGCATTGGTCGTAAACCAGAACTCACGAGCGTTGCTTGCAATGCGAGTGAGTAAAAGGAAAACCGCCCGCGTAGCGGGCTTCTGGTTTACGAGCATAGTGCCGAATTCTTACTTTTGCCTTTGGCGAAAAGCTGCTGAAGGAAATATGTATAACAGCAAATCTACAAAGCGGTCGTTGTCTACACCCATTCAGAGACAGTCCAGTATGTTAGACTGCCGTCCTCTTCATACTCATATTTTGAAATAACTTCATCCACAGAATAGTAATCACCATCCGCTGGGATGAGATTCTCACCGTCCCAAGAGCAATAACCAACAAGCAATCCCTGTTCAATTCTCTCACTGCTTAGATACGGCAAAAGGCTTTCTGGATAGTTGGTTCTAACCATGATTTCAACTGGATGGCTCGGAAGAATGTCCTTGACTGTCATTTGAACCCTCACTTTGTCGGTTGACTTCTCTTGTTAATTACTCCATCGATATGTCCAACTTTAATGAATCCTTCTGGCTCGTCCAACTCAATCGCATATCCGTTATTGATTTTAATGAACGATACGCCATCCACAACCCACAGGTCGCCGAAGCATGGATTCAAATAAATGTCACCATCTTGGTATCTCGCGCTCTTGTGTTCGTTGCGCTCAGCCACAATCACACCTCCAATCGGTCGTCTTCCGCCACCACATATATTCCCATTGTCAGCTTAGCCCGTCTACAAAATCCCACTCGATATTGTAGCGAACCTCATTTTGTTTTGTGTTCTCCGCAATCCATGACTTGATTTCCGCATCAAAAAGCGGTCTATTGATGTACGATAAGACGTTCTTCATGGACTAACTTTTCGCACTAACCCCGTTCTGAACGAGATATTTTGCAATCGCTACAGGGTCAAGTGTCTGACATCCCATGATAAGTCTGGTGATGGTTGTCACATCATCAGCCGGGGTTCGCTCCGCTTCGAAGTTATAGAAGTCTCTTACGATACACTCACTGCGATTAACGCCAGAACAAGTTAATTCATTTTTGCAAAAATCGCACTTTCTCATGTTGAGACCTCCTTGTCACATATCGGACAGTATCCTGTGGTTTCGCCGGATTGTATATTCACATGGTGCCCACATCTTGGACAGTGAGTAATTTTATCTCCCGTCTCTCTTTGCAAGAACTTTTTAATGCAGCCTCCGCAATCATAACTGACCCTGCAATTGTTTCCGCAGCAATCACCATCTCTTACAAAAGCGCAAAGCACATTCTCGCAAGTATCACCGCCACAAAACTCTATCAGCTCATCGATATTCATATTGGCTATTTTTCTCTTAATTTCCTCGAAATTAGTCATCCTTTATCCAACCGTTTCTCATTAGGATTTCAGCTATTTGGGGTGCACTCCAATAGTTCATTGGGATGGATGCTAAAAACTGTGTTAATTCGCCAAGCTGTTTGTGGTCGATTTCTCCATCATTGTTATTGGGTATTCTTACTTTCTCAGCCATAAAATCAACCTTTCATCCATTCGTGTATGAATTTAATTGCCGCGCCTTCACTTTTTTGTTCTGCATTAAACTCCATGTCGTCGAAACCAAGCTGCTCAAAAATACATTCTGCCATAATCTGCAACGCTCCACGAAAACCGTAGTCAGCAACCATCTGTTCCAGAGAAGCATAGTATGAGGAGCAGTATGTGCAAATTTCGTCCAGAGTATAGTCCTGTAGGTCAACAACAGCGTGACACACTATATAATTCCCAAACCATTCTCTGTACTCGATGTAGCTGTATCTTGTATCCGTCACCTTTGCCATATGCTGGGCGCAATCTGGGTCTGTGCAGGTATAGTTGAGCTTCAGTTTCTTCATGTCAGCCGTTTACCTCGTTTACCAGCGATTCCAGCATATCTTTTAGCTCTGTGTCGTCTGGCATAATGACATCGTAGTTGAACGGGAAGAGGCGCTTGATGCCAAGAACCTGTTCCTTATTGGAATAGACGACCTCGGTCACCGAAACCATACACATTTCCATGTACTTCTTTGTAAGCTCGTCTTTTGTATCGCCAACGACTTTGAACCAATAGTCTTCATACTCATCATCCATATGGTCAAAGATAAAATCTTCTCTCTTCATAAATTCTCCTTCCGCTCATTCTCCAACTTGTTTATCCGATGTGCTATAAACAAGTTCTTTTCGTAGCTCATCCTTCAATCTGCGCTTAGCCAACCGCTTGTTGGACTTTTTGGCTTTTGCCCACCCATTGTGGTTGTTCGCCCAGCAAGCATATCTGTGGCTGAACTCAGACTGCCAGCCGAGTTTTCCTTTATAAGTGTTAGCCTTCTTCATAGTTCACATCACATTTCTGCTCTGACCCGCATAAGGATTTTACCAAGGCGATTTTCTCCAACGCCATCACAGACGCCCCAGATGCGGTCGCCCCAAGTATTGCCTTCAATGAGTTCGGCATCCTTGGTCGCAACAAGCTTGTCTGCCAAATCAGGATTCTGTGAGAACTTTGCCTTGCAAATCTCATACATAACGGTATCTTTGACCGCCTCCCAGTCACCACGGAGCTTAACCCTACGCCCAAGCCTCTTTGCCTCTGACGGATTCAGACGGCAAAACTCAGTCATACGTTCTGGGCATTTAGCCGCTTGAAACGCCGCCTCGTTATTCTCAAAACACATTCCGTTGTAGGTAACTGGTGCCGAGTAGAAGTTACTCAGAAAATAATACTCACCTCTAAACTCGCTGATACTTACTCCCATGTTATACCTCCATCATTTTGTATCGATATATACAGAGCATATGTCCGGTTCTTTTGTCGTCAGACGCTGTGCCAACCACTCTTTCCCGATGAACTTATCGAATAGGGAGCACGTTACCATGTCGGCATTAACTTCTCGTACAAATCCAACCGGTGTGTAGTCCACAAGGACTGGGATTCCCACTGTTGATTGACTGTATGAACCATCGTTCTTAAAAAATATATCCATAGCGGCTTAGCTCCGCCAGCATTTCAGGTCTTCGTCCCACCACTCCGTAGTTGTGTACGGTGACTTTTTGCGGTAAGTTATCCTGTGCAGATAGTTCCGTCCACAGTGATGGAATTCTTCAAAGGCACGCTCTTCATCCGGGAAATATGCAACATTGCTGTACGTTGACCCGGAGCCAAGGATTTCTGGCTCCTCAATACCAGTTTCATAAAGCACCCTACAATCAGAGTCGGTGTCTTCCTCCTCGTCGAAGTCGCAGTTCTCTTCATCGAGCTCATCGCTGTCTGAAATGTACTCAAGTTCGCCAAGGTTAATCTCGTCAATATGTTCTTTGGCATATTTGATTGCCTCTTCAAACGTCAGTTCGCGTGGAACCATAATGCTGCTGTTATACACAGCCATACATTGGACGGTCACATTGAGCTTCCGCATATTTTTATTCTCCATTAGTCAACCTCCCACGCATAATCGAAATGTCTCCGGTACGAATTTCCTTTACGAACGTCGCCCTTATAGCGTCTGATTTTTCTATTGGAATATGCCTTCCAAAACGTCTGCCTGTTTGAGTTCTTGGGGTACTGGATGTAACTTCCGACCGGCTGATAAACGCCGTCTTTCCAACCCCAGTCTGTATAGCCGATACCTGACTTATATCCGTAGGTCATAATACGCATCAGCTTTTCTTTCTTCTGTTTGCGCATCTTGCGCCGATATGCTCTCCCGGTTTTTCTCGGTTCACACAGTTTGCCCTGCGGCTTGTCCGCCTCAAAAGCATCGCTACAATAACCACTGATAAAAAATTCAGTCTGGACTTTATCGCAACCGCAGTATTCAAGCTGCGGTTCGTAGCCACCCTCTCTTGCAACCCTGACCCTATGCTCAATGCCTTCACAAATCGGGCATTCATCGCAAGTAAACTTTCTTCCATAGAACTCAAGCATGATTGACCTCCTGCTGAAAAGTCTTACTGCTTCGTCAAGATGTACTCCGTATTTGCTGTTTGGATGGTAATTGTGTCTTCGCCGTTTCCCCACGGAGTAAAATCCAAAACAGTAGATGTATGTAGGCAATGATACCGGTCGTCATAATCGGGCAAATACTTGATAAAGCCACGCTCTCCGGCCTCCAAGTAAACAACGTATGCCTTTCGACCGAGCACCTCGTCATGCAATGGATTTGCTCTGCCGTTTTTGCTCTTAATCGATGTAATCGTGTAATAAGCCGCTGGGACATATGTCCTGCTTAGCTCATATCCCTTCCACAAATCCATAATCATCCTCCATCAATTGCAGTTTCGTCCGCGCTCCTCGCTTTGCGCTGGCGTGTCTTCCTTTTTGCTTCTTCTCTCCGAACTCTTTTACATATTCACGGTTCGCCTTACACTGATTGCAGTTATTTTTTTGTTTGCAGAACCAGCACCCGTCTTGCCCCCACCAAAACCAGTCTGGCATTGATGGTCTTGGTTTTCTTTTCGCCTTACCCACAATTATGCCTCTCACAAGGGAACGGACAACTATCGCACTGCGAATAGTCACAAGCATTTTCATAGTCGCACAGGCAAAGACACTTCAACCAATATGCAAGACCGCCAATGACTGCTGCTGTTGCCAGTGCAAACAGAATTGCACGAAAAATCATGTCCATCACCTCACCAGCAATCGTAGTCAGTAATGTTTTTTTCTTCGCCGCAGACAGGACACTTAATTGTAATCGCCGTTCCAATGCCTGTTCCGGTCAGCTCGTACAAATACTTGCTGCCATTCTTACATGACTTGTAGTGACTGTCTCTGAACGCTCTTTCTGCTTTCTTCTCGTTATCTGACATCTGGCATAAGGAGTGGGTGCGATTATACTCAGCCAGCTCAACTGCCTTTCGAATCTCTTCGTCCTTATTCCATTCGGCAACTTTCTTTCGCAGGCTTTCGTTCAATTCGACGAGGGAATCATATTCGTCCTGCGCGGCTTTCAATAACCCCTTGAAATCTCTGTGAACTCTAAACATTTGTGCCACTCCTTTCGATTCTTTTCTTCAAGCAATCGTTGGCTGGATTGCTCAAAGAAAAGAGCCGAATAACTCGGCTCTATTTATATGTAAGCGGCTTGTAATGAGCCGCTTCGTTCTCTTCGTAACATTCCGAGAAGCCTGTCTGCGTCTACGTCTGTCAAAATCCTGTACCATTCAGAATGGAAGAACCGCTCCAAACTTTTTAACAATCCCTCGTCTTCATTACGAAGTGCCGAACGATAATCATCTGCTGCGACTGCAACAATGGCATTCGCCAAATTGCGCCAAGGGTCGTCGTTGCTTTTTCTCAACCGCCCAAGGCTTACCGATGGTTGTGCCATTGCTCTCTCCGGCATTTCACCTTGCGGAACACCTCTCGGCAAACACCCACAAGATTTTACGGCACCATTTTTGAGGAATCGCCCATCAACGATGCAGGTCTTGCCGCATCTACATTCGCACAGCCACCTTGGTTGACCGCTGTTACTGTTTTCAGCTCGCTTGACCACTTTTAATTCCCCGAATGTTCTGTTGGTCAAGTCTGTTGATTTACCACTCATAAAAATCAGTCCTTTTCTGCGAGAAGGAAGTCAGGATTGATGACCTTGAAGCTGATGTTGCTCTGGACATTGCGCATAACTACACCTTCTCGTTTTTGTTCCTTACGAACCACTGATTTTCCCTTGGAATACTCGACCAACTCAGCGATAGTTCCGGGCAGGGTTTTGTCCTCCTCAACAATCGGAACAGTCTTAATTCCATACGGCTCAAGCAGTTTCTTGATTTCTGCCGTGCCACACTTGTGGTCTGGATAAATCAGGTTGAAGGCAAACAAGTCGTACCCACTAATGTGGTACTTGTTGCCCTGAATCTGGTTGCCGCAAATCTCACCTTGTAAAACGATGGTTTCATAATCACCGATAAGCTGCCGCAGTACGTTTTCGATATTGTACTTCTTAGCAATCGTCCAGTAAGAACTGTTATCCGGTGTTCCGAGATAGATATTACGGCTGCAAACGCCAAACTCATACTTGCGTTTGGAAACTTTACGCAGGTAATACGTCGCTGACTGCCCATCAACTTTCTCTGTGACAGAGAACTTCGTTCCCTTGTTACGCTCCATCTCAAAGAGCGTCGTAAGGTTTTGAATGCGGGTTTCATCCGTCTTGACAATCCAATCAGGAAATCCACCCTTGCGTTTGGGTTTCATAAACAACTTACGATACCACTTGAACCGCATAAGGAATCGAACCAGTGCGCTCTTAGGTTTGGCGGGTTGCTTGGTCAGCAGCTGCGCCTCCTGCTGTGCTTCAGGGTCATATTTCTTGATGCCCAAAACATCGGTCACATCGGCACCCAAATCGGCGGGAGCGCCATTCGGCAGAATGGACAGCGGGAGAACCAAGCCCTGACTGACCTGACCACGCAGCTTAATGGTGCGAACTCTGAACTTTCTGTCTCTCAAGAACTCGAACTCTGGGCGCTCTGGGACGATAGAATCGACCTCAATGTAAACGATATGCTCTCCTGCATGGAACTCGCCCTTCTGAACCACACATTCCCAACCATCGACCTGCGCAACTTCAATGCGGTCAGCTCCTGCAATCGGGCGAAGAGATGCAATCTCACGGATTGTTGCCAAATGTCGCATAGGACACCCTCCTTTGAATTATTAAAACCATCGTTTTTAGCTTCTGCTGATAACTCTTTTGAACTTCAATGAGCTATTTGCGATGTAATCATCAATCAGTTTGCTCTGTGCTTTTGTCTCTGCATAGGCAGTGATGGTGATGGACTTTTTGCTCCAGTCCAAGGTATAGCTGTCTGCAGCGACATTCGTGATGTGCTGTGTTGCCAGAAAATCTCGAAACTCTTGCATCGCCTCCAAATTATCCGACATAATGACGTTCACATAGGTCTTGTCTTTTGAAAACCTGTTGCTTAATGCGACAGCTAAACAGCAGCCAACACCGCTTGCAATGGAAACAGTTGCAAGGGCGAGGCTGCTGTCACTCGTTACAATATCTTTTGTGATGCTAAGGTAGATAAAATTTGACAAGCCGAGAGCGACTCCGGCAAGGACACAACGATTTCTCTGTACCAAGATTGTCTTGGCTGTACCAAGCGTGTTGTCCAGCACCTTAGCGAAAAATAAAATGACCAGATATACGGCTGTCAAATAATCTCCTCCTTATTTAGAAATCAAAAAACTCTTGGTAAGCCCATACGCCGACAAAGATACCAGCGGGGATGCACCACAAAAGCAGAAAGGCTGGGTTATGCATCTTGATGCTCCAAACAATTGGCATAATCATCGTAAGAATGATTAGCGCAATCGAGACGATGGAGACAGCAATGCAAATTAGAACTTTAACCCAATCTTTTGCATTGTCCCACCATTTTTCCATCACGGTTCGAGACTAATGATGGGCGTTGAGCCAGTCACCGTAGGCAGCTCGCCGTTCCACTGCTCATACTTGATTTTTTCAATCAACTCATTGGTAAGTGAAGCCGCAATCTTGCGGTTTGCGTCGGCTTCTGCCTCCGCAGCAATACGCAATGTCTCTGCTTTTGCTTCTGCTTCAATAACTGCTTTCTCTGCGTTAATCTGTGCGACCTCTCTGTCTTTCTCAGCCTGAACCTTGGCGGTTTGCTTTTCAATATTCGCCAACTCAAGCTCCTGCTGAGCAGTGACTTTCTTCTGGATAGCCGCAGCCGTTTCATCGTCAACTGAGATATCCGTAAAGTTTACAGTGTCAATAATGATGCCATACTGGTCGAACTTCTCACGCAAATAGGTATCCAACTCGGCATTGATTTCAGTACGCTTGTCGCCAAAGATGTCGGTGACAGGGTAGTTTGCGGAAACTTCCTGCGTCCACGCCACAACCTTGGGCTTAATAAATGAATCCTTGATTGCCTCGCCAGATTTTCCTTTGAACATTGCAAAGGTTTCGGAGACTCGTGCCTCATCAAAACGATATGAGAACTCAATATTCACTCGGACGGTCTTACCATCAGAGGTAGGGATGTTGAAACTCTCATCCTTGGGTGAGTCGCCCTTATCCTCAGCCGTCAGATATGACTGCTCAATACCGATAGAATACTTGGTCACCTTTTTGGTCGGAGCAACCAGATGCCAGCCCTGTTCCAAGACCTCGCCATCAACGCCGCCGTTCATGTTATACACAACGCCGACGTAACCTGCGGGAATCTTCTCCAGACACACAACGCAGCAAACCAAGCCGATAATCAGCACAAGTGCCAGCAAGATTGCGCCAAGTTTACCCTTCTTCATTCCTTTACTTCCTTTTCTTCGTCAGTTTTTTTCTCCGTTTCCTCGGAGATTTCTTTCTTCGCATCATTGTACAATCGCATTCCAACTCCGCCGACGCCCTTAAAGGCGAAACTCAAACAGAACCAGATAAGCACAAGCACAATGACTACGATGAGCCAGAACACGATGTTCATGTTGTTGCCTCCTGCTCTAAGACTCTTGGTATGTATGTGCGGGTTTCCATACGCTCTTCGACCTTTCTGGTCTTACCCAGCGCTTCACGCACAAGGTTCAAAAGGTTTTTGCCTTTGTCGCTTTCAAGAAACTGAACGAGCGGCTCAAGAATTTCTACCGTATCCTTGCACTCGCGCCGTGCTTGACGACACTTTGCAAGCTGCGTAGCAACCTTGGCTCGCTCTTTGTAATCAAGACCGTCAAGCTCCAGTTTGTGAAGGTAGTCCTGCGTGAGCCTATCCATGCGGTTCACCTCATCGTAGTTCCACGCATAGTCCTTTTGCGCATTCTCCATCAGCTTACAGAAACTACTGATAGATTCCGAAAACTGTGGTGCCGCCTTTACTTTACCCACGCAAGCCTCCTTTCTCAGCCGTAGCTGACCTCGTCTTTGTCTGTTCGGATAGAAATAAACACCGGGAACTGTAAGCTCTCAGCACCGGTGTTTTTGTCATATGATATTTCCTTGTATTTTACCTCGCACAACCGTCCGGGCATTTCATCTTTAGCCGCCCAAAAAGCTGTACGCTGCTCATCGGAAAAGCCAGACCCAACATTTACTTCGTTGCCTTTATAGTCCAGCACAAATGCGCCCAGCGTTCCTGCAAGCCTGCCGCTTCCTTCTTCACAGCGCAAGATATGCAAATCCATAGTGTAGAAGCGTTTGACTTTGAGAATTCCGTTGTGACGCTTTCGCTTATATGGAACATCAAAGTTGACCATTAAGCCCTCTTTGTCCTCCCGAACCATTTGCTCTAATAGCTCATCGATTTTTGTCTGGTCTTTACCGTGATATAAAACAGGGAGGATGTTAACTCGACCATCTTGCGGAATGAAGCGATGAAGCTGGTCTAAGAAAGACCGGCGATACCCATAGCCGCCCTCGCTTACACCAGCATCGAATTCTTCTGTCGTAAGCACATCAAAAATGGTGTAGCAAACTGCCGTTTTATCAGTGTCTTCTGAGTTGATAATGCCCGTTGCCTTGCGGAATGCCTCATTGTCAGACAGCGCTCCTTTATCGCGCAAGGTAAGTTCACCGTCAAAAACATAGCTATCGTTATCGTCGATTTTGAGCGCGTCCAGAATGTGCCCGAGCCCTTCGTAGGGAACTCCGCTTCTTGCGAACAGTTGCCCTTTGTAGTATGTTGCTCTGACACCATTCAGTTTTTGAGTGAGCCAAAACTCTGTGCCGTCCTTGACTGGGTATTTGTCGATTGGATATGCCTGCTGAACCTCCCATTCGGGAATCAGTCCGGGGATAACCTTGTTCACAGTTTTCGCTGTGACACCCAACCGAAGTGTCTTTGACAGAAGCTCAATGTAAAACTCGGATGACTCCGGGTCAGTTAAACACTGCACGAAGACCCGCACTTGATATACAGTTGCTGCGTCCAATGCTTTTCGCTTTGCCAACACCTCACAAATTTCGAAGATGTCGGTCATTGTGATTGTAATTGCTGGGTCATACTCGACAGGCGTTCGCAGTGTTTGTTCCGAAATCTTGTACGTTAGCATTGGATTCAAAGCGTAGTACAAAATCTTACGAAAATTCTCAACATCTTTGAAGGCTTGCAAGACCTGCATTTTACTAATCGCGCCGCTTGCGTTCTGCAAACAGCGGACGATTGCTATTTCTTCCATACAATCACCTTACGGCTGTGAGCCGTAGGCTGGCATCGGATTGAGCTTGTGCAGGTTCTGCGTATGCTTCTTTGCAATTACTTTGTCGATGTCTTCATCCCCACTACTACCGTGCATGATGTAGTTGTCGAGCTGCATATAGGTAAAGCCCAGATTGTCTTCGTCTGTCTTACCGCAAAGACCGTCCGATGGAGTCTTGTCTACCAGCTCACGAGGAATGGGGAGTTCGTAGCCAATCTGACGAACCTCATGCACCATGATGTTTGCGAGTGGGCTGAAGTCACCAGCGCTGTCACCGAACTTTGTGGAGTATCCAACATAATCCTCGGAGCGATTGCAGGTGTTTGCCACCCGACCTCCGCGAGCCAATGACTGCGCGACCATATAGAGTGTCGCCATACGCAGCCTTGGAGGGAGATTGACCGCTGCCTGATTGCTTACTCCAGACGGCATTGCTCTGCCGACTGCATCAACCATCTTGCTGTATGCGCCGCCAATGTCAACTGTAATACTTGCAATGCCAAGCGTATCGACCAGCAGCTTGGAGTCTGCGATATCTTTCTGCCAACCATTCGGCATCAGCACACCGATAACCCGCTCTGTGCCAAGGGCTTCAACACAAAGTGCTGCGACCACGCTGCTATCTTTGCCACCGGAAATGCCGATAACAGCACAACAGTCGTTGCCGTTTGCAGCGAAATATTCTCGAATCCACTGCACGATTTCATCTTTTGTTCTTTTCGGATTTGCCAGCATACTATACCTCTTTTCTCCACAACTCTACTGTGTACTTATCAGACAGTTCCTTTTGGATAAGACCCAAAATCACATTCCAGTCCCCACCGCCAAGACCGCATCCAATCTTAAACGGCATGGCAATTGTTTCTTCTGCAGGTACGGTCAACTTAATCCGTTTTAAGCAGCTCTGAAATGCGGTGTAATCTGTGTACAGTTTCCCATCATATCCGTAGTTGCTCTGCGCAAACATATTGACAACGACTTTACCGTCGTTAGCTTGAACGAACTGCGTCTGACCGAACGCATTGCGCTCTTCGTTGCAGAAGCCAACATAGGCGTTATAGACTTCTGGATACTTGGCTCGAACCTGCTTCGCCACACCACTACCCATTCTCGCCTGACAGTTAACCTGATGGCAAATATATTTGGCGTAGGTCTGAAACAAATCTCCATCAATAATTTGTACCGGCATCAGAACGTTCCTCCGTGAAGATTCTTACGAACCTCATCCAGCGTGAACTGCTTTTCAAACTTTCCATCTCTAAACACGGTGCGCAGTTCATTGCTGTCCTGTGCTTCAGCCCAAGTAAGACCATCAACGTAATCGTAGCCGTCACCAGTTTTGACTACGCGGCAGCAACCACGCTGAGACTTCTTAAAATGTCCTGTGTCTGTCTTGGGGTTCTTGAAAATCATAATCGGTTTGCCGTCGGCATCTTCTGCATATGTCGCTTTAACTGCAATGCCGAATGTATCCCTCGTGTACGGATTGTACTGTTTGCTTCCATCGCTCTCGATTGTCTCTAAGCACTCCATTGAGAATGAACCGACACCGAGCGAAACATTATTGATTGCAAAGCCGTTTTTCTCCAAAAGAGAATAGATTTGCTCACAGCGCTGCGGAGTAATGCTGTCTCCGTAAATTGCCTTGACGTGCGGATTCAGCACCTTGTACCCCTTGCTATTTACTGTGCCGCCAAAGATGTCCCACAGACGATATACGGTCTCAGTGATTACACTAACAGGGTCACCGCTGTCGCCGCGAATTGAGATGAAGCCATCGTGATTTAGGATGTCATCTTTGAGCTGAGGGAGGACTTTTTCAACAAGATTCCAATAGTCATAGCTGTCGCTAACCATTGAGAAACTTTGATGCGGATACACCTCACAAAGAAGTCGTCGAATCTGTGTCACCTCATCACCGTCAACAGCAAAGTTGGAACACATTACGCTGTGTTCTGTTGAGAGCGCACCATATGCGACAGGTTCCTTGCTACAATCACAGTTGTAATTATGCTCAAGCCACAAAATCGCAGGCACTGTCGCCGTATTCAAGAAGCTCAGGCAGAAAGCCGCTGCGCTCTTTGTTGCACTTTCAACGCTCTCTTGCCCGCGCATAGAAAAATCGCCAAGGAGTCTCGCACGAACCACACTGTCATCGCAAGTGCGTTCTGCATACTCATTGACGATTTTACGATATCTGTACCCAACCTCAGCGGAGACTTGCGTATGCCACATTGTGCAAGAGAGCATCGTCTCGATGGTGTTGACCAGCCATACGAAGTTAGGGTGTGTATTTGAGATTTCAATTTGTGGGACTTTGATATTGGTTCTCGTTCCTTCGGGAACAGCACGAATCTGTAACGGAAGATAGCCGAGGTCGTGCAATTCACGAAGCCGTTTCTCTCCAACGCCTTTTGTTCCGATTGTTGCCCCAAGAACTCTGGTGTACTCCTTGAGTACACTATCAAACGGGACATTAAAGAAGTGGTCGTTGAATGCCTCAATGAGATATTCCTGAATGAATGCCTGAAGTCCAAACAGTGTAACCTTATCGGTATCACCGAGGCGACTCATGCGTGGCGTGTAGTAGGAGACCATTTTGGTCAAGCCCTTCGGATACTGTTCAGCGTGACAAGTCTTATAGAAGTCCAGACACAGGAGCGGATTATATGTAATCATTCAGCTTTTCCTCTTTTCTTTAGTTTTTCACCATATTTCGCAAAAAACACAGCAAACGCGAACGGTGCTGCAACAATCCAGAAAACACCTACCATAATATACCCGTCTTCGAACCCATTATATTTGTTATATGGTTCTACGATAACGTACAAGCGGCAAAGTGCGAATGTTGCAATCGCACCAATGCAGAGGTACAGGAGCACTAAAAGGACTGTCATCATTCCTCTTCACCCGCCTTAAAGTTATAAATCGGCTTGATGATGGCATCAATGGTCACTGTTGGTTCGACATTGTTTACGATATCATCCATACCTTTGTATGCCATCGGGCATTCATCGAGCGTGCTTCTTCCAACAGATGTAGTGTAGATACCCTCCATCTGCTTCTTGAACTCAGAAACTGTGAATGTCTCTTTCGCCGCGCTGCGGCTCATCAAACGCCCAGCTCCATGCGGGGCAGAGAAGTTCCAGTCTTCATTTCCTTTGCCGGTACACAGCAAACTACCGTCTCTCATGTTGATAGGAATCAGCAGCCGCTCACCAGCTTGTGCAGAGACCGAGCCCTTGCGAAGAATCATATTCTCTACATCGATGTAGTTGTGAATAGTCGTAAACTGCTCTTCGACATGGAAGCCCATACCCTTAACAATGGTGTCCATCATTGCTTGGCGGTTAAGTTCAGCAAAACGTTGAGCAATTTTCATGTCATGGATATACTGCTCAAACAATTCTCCCTCAACGTATGCAAGCTGCTTTGGAACTCCCGGCTTCTTCGCCTTCATGCCTTTAAGAACAGCTTGGATTTCTTTTTGTCTTCCAGCCGCTTTTAACTCGTTGACGACCTCCTCGATTTCTTCCTTGGAATACGAGGTTAACGCCTTGAACGCAGCTTCCTGATAGAAGTTAGCAATCTCCAGACCAAGGTGTCTACTACCGGAATGCACCACAATATAGACGTGTCCATCATCATCTTTGTTGGCTTCGATGAAATGATTCCCTCCACCAAGCGTACCGATGCTTTTATATGCGCGGTCTACATTGACCATCTTTACACAGCACAGTTCCGACAGGTCGATGCTACTTGCATATCTATGAGCTTCTGTGCGAATCTCGAAACCGGACGGAACTCCTGCACGAATAACTTTGTCCAGCTTCTGCGGTTCGATATGCGTTTCTTTGATACGGATAGTTTCCATGCCGCATCCAATGTCAACGCCGACAAGGTTCGGGCAAATCTTATCCTTGATGGTCATCGTGGTTCCGATTGTACAACCAGCCCCAGCATGAATGTCTGGCATCATACGGACTTTGCTTCCCTCGATGTACGGTTGATTCAAAAGATTGATAACCTGAGAGATAGACTCATTATCGACCACGTCGGTAAACACCTTTGCGACGCCAAACTTACCCTGTAACTCAAGCATTTGCCCGCCTCCTTTAAGATTAGATTAGCGAAATCTTTTCGCTGTGTCCGCGATAGATACTGTCTGTGGTAAACACATGGCGGATTAAGCCATCCGTGAGAACTGTTCCGCTGTGAATTGTGTTTTCACAATGGGTCACATACAAATACACTTCATTCGCGCCAGCCTCTTTTAGTGCCTTAGCTGTAAAAGTGAATGTGCCTCCGCGAGAACAAATATCATCGACAATCAGCACATTTCTATCGGTAACCTTTTCTGGGCTCGTCAGTTCCAGCCGTTCAATTTTCCCGGTGCGCCAGTCTCTGTGCTTGATGCAGAACACATACTCTCTACCAGCTTGCGATGAATATCGTTTTGCAGCTCCCTCATCAGGATAGCACAACAACACATTTTTGTCATCCAACTTGTCCAGAGCTTTCTGGATGTGCGGCTGCGCGTCATATACCTTGACTCTGTCAAGCAATGCTGCTGATACATTCGAGTGAGGGTCATCGACTAACACGTCGTCAAAATCCAGCGTGTTGATAAACTCCGCAAACCATTTTAGCGTAAACACTTCGTCCGCATTTTTTACTCTATCCATTCTGGCATTTGGAATGTATGGGAGCAGCAAGCGGAGGCGAACGTCCCGGTCATGGTCGCGGATATGATTTACCAGATACCATAGAAGGATGCACTCCTCATCGCCGTCATACTTCCATGTGATATTGAAGATGCGAGTCATTGAGCCAAACGGATTATACCTGAAAGAGGTTGTACCATCGGGGAACTTTGTAAACTCGACCTGCTTGTCGTTGACAAGAATCATGCCGTGACCCCCTCGTTCTCGATGTTAATCTGGCACATTTTCATTGCCGACAGTGCAGTCTTGTGACTCTCTGGTGTCACGCCAGCGCAGCAGGAAGCATCGACCGTAATCTTCACTTCCGGCATGAACGCCTTGAGCAACAAGGCGTTTGAGATAACACAGATATCGGTACAAAGACCGACAAGGACAATTTCTTCTATGCCATCACCAAACGCAACTTCTGGATATAGGCGACCAGCAAGTGCTAATGAACCAAACGTTTTCTTCTCGAAACCATTCAACTGGTCATCCACTGGATGCTTGCTCTGAATTGCTGCTTTGACTGAGCTATGAATCTGCCAGCCATTACTTGCAGATATACAGTGTTCTACCGGCAACAGTCTTCCTTCTTGCGTTTCGAGATAATCATCAGAATGGGTGTCTTGTGTCCACAAAACTTCCCCATCAAACTCTTTGATTTTCTTGACGACCTTCGGCACAATAGCCTGCGCCTCTGGTGTCCCGAGCGTACCATCAATAAAGTCGTTCTGCATATCAACGACAACAAGAACCTTCATTCTTCGCCCTCCGTTTTAAGCTTGTTCTTAATATTCTTTTCACGCTTACGGTTATAAGCTCGTTTGTTTGGAACAATCTGAGTAACGGAGCGAGCACAAGTCCAGAAATTGCGTGCTTTCTTCGCTTGAAGTTTTCGCCTATTCTTGTCTGTCATTGAACTCGCCTCCGTTCTCAATTTGCCGACCGCTTTCCGCATGGGGCGTGATTGTTACAGAAGCCCCATGTGCACAAAGTGACATTTTTAGCAAGCAATTTCCGGGTTATTATTTTTATTCGCTGAATAAAAATTATAACCTCGGAAATGCGAGGCTAAAAATGAAGAACTCAAATCTTTTCTTCTGCTTTAAGCGAGAAGATACTACACGTTTTGCTGAGACATATGTATGTAGTCAATCTTCAAAGCGGTCTGTATCATAGCGGTTATCCGCTTATGTTTTAGGTTGCAATACGTCTCCCATCCATGCTCAGGAGCTGTGCGAACGCCTCGTCTTCTTCTTGCTGCTTTTCCACTTCATCATTCTGGATAGCCACAAACACTACACTGCACATACCGATGAGGTCATCAATGGAGAAATCCTCTTCCTCAATGGTTTCATCTTCGTCGGGTTCCTCTTCCAGAGAATCGAGGAAGTCGTCATCTGCATCGGCGTACTCTTCATCTTCCTCTTCCTCGTCGTCCCATGCGCCGTAGTCATCGCCCCATTCGAGGACATCCTCTTTGTAGTCTTCGAAGTCATCGTCATCGAGACCATCATAATCAAAGGCGCTGTTACGACGGTAGTAATAGTACCCGCTGGGGAGGTTGCCAAGGAAGTCTCGGATGTCCCTCCAGCCGTAGTCGGCGATAGCATCGCGGATATCTTCTTCGACGCTGTCATCGTAATCATCATCGTCATAGATGTCCTCACAGACATCGCAGTCAAAGTCGCTGCAAAAGTCTTTCAGTTCATACCACTCAGTGATATTGTCAATAAATTCATTCCTTGTCATGTTTTAATCCTCCATTTCCACTATCTCAGTTGAGACCCTAACGAGCTTGGACAATGCTTTCTCTGTCAAGAACGCATATTGCACGCCAAGCTGCGTACTGGTTAACTCTTTTCGCATTGCTGTAGCCGCCACGTCAATCGACACGTTGCTATTTCTCAGCTTTGTAAATTTACTTTTCAAATTACTTCCTCCGCCAGCCATATATCCGATTACCAAATCGACATTTGGAGCGGTGCCAAGCCTTGAAGAAACCACGAACCGAAGCCAATCCTCAGACCTTTCATCAAACTCCAGAACGGAAAGTCCATCCAAGTCTGTGAGCAGATATGTTTGGACATATCCCACCCGAGAGTTTTTGACTGCCATCGGCAAGGCATCGAAATAATTTGTGGCAAGATAAAAGCCGCATCCGAAATCTCGGTGCGGCTTACACTTGTTCAGGGTTGGTACATCGAAATCTGCCGGAGTACCGTGATACAGATACATGGCAACCCTCCTCTATAAAATTGGTCTGGGTGAGAGGACTCGAACCCCCGACATCTTGCTCCCAAAGCAAGCGCACTACCATCTATGCTACACCCAGATATAATGGTTTTGTTTCCGAACACACACGCACTACTGATGGGTTCGAACCATCCTCACCATAAGCATCGCCATCAATGCTTAGTAGTGCGTGCCGGGGCAGAAAGGAAAACGGATATGTCAGTCCGTTGGAGCTGGTGACAGGGCTCGAACCCGCAACCCAGTGAGTACAAATCACTTGCGCTACCAATTACGCTACACCAGCGTGCACCCTCGTCTTTCCGAGGTGTCAGCTTTTAGCTAAAAGGCTGCTGATGACTGGACTTGAACCAGCGGCTCGCACTTCCGGTGCTGCTCTACCAACTGAGCTACATCAGCATAGATACGCCCTGCGCCCGTAGGACTCCGTGTGCACCCGGCTGTGTCTCTTACAGAGATAACAGTTGAGTGATGAACTAACCGTACAAACGTAAGCATGACCAACAGAGCAGATGGAGCTGGAACTCGGAGTCGAACCGAGAACCCACGCTGTACGAAAGCGTTACTCTACCAGTTGAGCTATTCCAGCATAGATGCCATCCTGAAACTATGGCGATGTCATTAACACCACCAATACAAACTCACTATGATGGCAGTTTTGATAGCGTGAAAGGAGAATCATGGATAAATCATCGTGGCACAAGGGATTGCAGGGATAGAAAACAAGCTCTAATGCCGAAGATGATTTTGGCAGGGGCAGTAGGATTTGAACCTACGAATAACGGAGTCAAAGTCCGCTGTGTTACCGCTTCACCATACCCCTGTATCTGCAGGCTCATGCAGCGGCGTCCCGCCAAACCAACCTGTAACCGACTTCCAGAGCAGGCTCTGGCGTGTCGTAAAGGCATTTCCTTTAACGCATAATTTAATGGTTTCTTACTTGGAGCGGCGTACCAGACTCGAACTGGCACCACCGGTTTGGAAGACCGGAGTGCTAACCGTTGAACACCAACGCCGCATGGTCGGCTTCTCGCTTAGATTGTCACACGCTACCGGCAACTACGCTCCGAAAAGTCGTAGCCCCTATTCCGTCAGGTCAAACCGGTCTTGACGCATCAAGACAAGCGCAGTTTTCAGCGAGCATTTTCATTCTTTGTGAGGTAAGCCGATAATCGCTCACATCAGTTGGGAGCTACCCAACAACTGGCAGGGGTGAATGGATTCGAACCACCATCTGACGGTTTTGGAGACCGCTGTGTTAGCCGTTACACCACACCCCTTGGCGGAGTGGACAGGACTTGAACCTGCACATCCTTTCGGATTACTCACGGTTTAGCAAACCGCTGCCTTACCGTTAGGCTTACCACTCCATCGGGATTACTTTATTATACAGAGCAATAAATTGCTCATTGACCTGCTTGTCCACATGATAATGTCCGAAGAACCATCGCTTGAATGTGAGGTCAGAACAAACCCTATCCAAAAAGCTGACCATCGGGTCATTCTCGTACCAGCTTGCGAGCAGAGTCTGAATTCTCCTTGGTGCACAATGTGTAATCACATAGTCAACGCACCAATTATTTTGTTCGAGCGTTGCAATCGCGCGTTCCATTTCTTCTCTGGACGGCATTTCCTCTTTCCACCATGAGATGTGTTCCACACGATACTCTTTATCAACCGAACGAGCACCGCCCATGCAGAAGATTTTCTTTCCATCAATCGTGAGCACTTGCCCTCTGTCCAGATGATAGATGTCAGGAGCGATTTCGCGCACCTTCCCGCCGAATTTGTCAATTAACGGGACCTGGTAGAGCATATCAAAGTTCTCGTGGTTGCCATCAATCCAAAGTGTCGTGAAGTTTTTCGCCGTCAGCCAGTCTTGCCACCACATCTCTCGATGCGAACCGTCCCAGCAGAGTCCAAAATCTCCGCAGATGATTACGAAATCATTCTTCGTCAATTCCTTTTGCTGTGGGAACCTTGTTGTATTAAGCTTGGCTATATCAATGTTCGCGTGTGTGTCTCCTGTGACGTAAATCATGCTTAGTTCCTTTCTCATCTGCAGTCCATATGTATATTCTGTTCTGGTCTCTTCTTTTATCTCCTGTATCCAAGAGATTTGGATGAGCTGAAAGCGAGTTCAAATCTCAAGTGGCGATGATGGCATCATTGGGAGACAATGGATTCAACTGCTGCTCATCAGATAAAGGTGGTGAGATATCCAGAATAGTTTTAATGCGCTGTACAACAAGCTTAGGCGCCTTCGCAGCAGGCTGCGGGCGGGGAATCGTGCTGTCCAGCAAAGTGATACTTCAGCCTTTGGCGTGAAGCACATTCCTTACGAAATGTTATTCACTGCAAATGATAATTTGATTATCCTGTAATCTACATGGAGGTAACACCTCACGAGGAGGAGCTCCGGTGCCCAGTGGCTGGCGTGCAGTATCCTGCTCCGGCGCTTTGAATCCATTGTGCCACAATGGATTCAGGCAGCTTCGGGCTGTTGCTGTACGGCTCCCGGCGATGAGGGATGTCTGGAGGCTGCAGGTGAATGCGCCTCCGGGGAGGTTTTCCCTCCCATCAAGTTGTTACTTATGCCTTTGGCGATAAGCATTGCTTTCGCAATTATGCATTACAGGATTGCGGGTTATTTATAGACGTTACCGCAAGTCGTCCTTCATCATGCGGATTACATCCACATTCATTTTCTTGTTAATGTAAGCTACAATTGCGTCAATGGTTTCCTTTTCGACCATGCGATAATAGCTATGCAGACCATACATTACCTGTACATCATTCCGTTCCCAAGCAACACCATTGTTCTTATCTGTGATGTAGTTGTACAGCATCGACTGGAACTGCTTTTTCTTTTTATGACCGACCGTAATCTCGTTGTCCTTATTCAGCATAACGCCAAGATTCCAGTTGCGCCCCGCTGATGAACCATACCGAGTCTTGCTTGCATTGATTGTAAACGGAGCACCAAAGCTGCTCAATGTACTTACTACCAGCCCTTCAACAGAACGAACATCAAAATCATACTTGGATGAAATGATGAAATCATCTGCATATCTGGTATAAATGAAGCTCTGTTTTTCAAAGTTGCGGAGCGTATTCGACAGCTTGAAATCAACCGGAATCATCATCACATTCGTGATAAGCGGTGAAATTGGAGTGCCCTGCGGTAGTCCACCGTTTAAGAACGCTAATGACATAGCCGTCCGCAATGCTTCTTCACCCTGCGGCTCTTTTACAATCTCGCTAAAAGGAAAGACCATCGAGAACATTGAGATGGCATAGTCCAGCGTTGTGCTGCCAAAGAAATCGTGCAGGTCAAGCTTTGCGAACCATTTGCTGCTGTTCTTTTGGTGGCGCTTAACCGCATCGACTGTACTCCGCTTCTTTACATAAGCAAACGCAGCAGTATGATAGAGTGCATGGAAATCATCCTCGAAAATCGTTTTGAGTCTTCTCAGCGCATCCATCAGTTCTGCCTTTGGCGCATCAATTCTGCGAAGACCGCCAGATTTTTTGGGGATATAAAAAGTCTCATACAACTCGCTCCGTTCCTTTGCACGAAGCTCTGCCGTATCATTATTAAATCGAACGAGTTTTCCGATTAAGGTTTCTACACCAATCTTGCTGGAAAAATGTTCACTAACACTTTCAACCTCATATGTTCTTGTGTTTGCAATATTGGCATTGACAACTGGAGGCGTCTGATAGTTTTGAAACAGGTACTCTTCCAGTGTCATCTGGTGATAAATCGGTGACTGCCTAACAGTGATATAGACCATTTCTTACCTCCTTGTCCAATAACTAACTGTAACCTACATATGTCTGCTGCTTCCAGAATTCCTTGAGTCTGAAGACTGAGTCGTCAGTGTGAGAGATGATGATTGCGGGATGTGAGATGCGAAATTATTGTTCAGTAGTCGTTTCGCCTGAAAATACATGGGTCGGTGTTAGTACTTACAGTTCTTGTATTGGGTCTTGGCGAGGGGGGTGCTTGACATTCGGTTGGTTCCGTGTCATGCTGCCGTCGCTTCTGGGCTACCGAGCTGCTCGCACTGATGCCGCGTCATCTCCCGGAGGGTTTTCCTCTCCGACAATTTGTTACTTTAGCCTTTGGCGTAAAGCTCTCTTACGAGAAAATCCGTTACAGTCTGTGGCGCATTAAGGCTGCGCCATGCCTAATAATTCAAATAGCTCTTCATCCGTAAAGACATTCTGAGATGCGAAGGGTTTAATAGAAAACGCGCCATCACCTCGCTGTTCGACAATTGTGTCAGAGCTCAAAGTACACACTGGTCTTACCCCAGCGCAGCTTGATGCTGTCAGCCTGTCTAACATACCGGAACGGTTGGCAATCGCTGCTCTTTCGGTCTCAACGTCGTCCAACAGCCAGAAACTCACAAATCCGCGTTCTGAATCGAGCCCTGCATAACGAGCTTTTAGGTCAAACAAGTCGGCTGTCGGATTCGGACGGATGCCTTTCCTTTTGAACAAGTCAAAGCGTCGTCCATCTTGGAGACTAAAAATGTCTGCGACTGATGGCAGGCGAATCAACGATGACACTTGACTTTCTCCGACTGCATATTCTTTTCTGACCAAAGAAGCAACCTCATAGTCTTCAAAGAAATACAAGAACCCATAGTGGTCTTCATAGCGAGCATAGCTATGTCTTGCAAAAGCACCGGGTGAAGCATCGTTGTCGTGCATTGCGTGATACCACATCATCTGGTCACTGTTTAAGAACGAAAACAGATTGGACACTGGATATTTCGCATTATTAACGTACCTATAATGTCCAGCCTCTTCCGCCGCATCGAAGCACAAGTAGTCGATAGCTTTTTCTGTGATAAAATCACAGTTTGGATTGCCTTTCAGCCAAACAATCGGGTACGGGTTGTCTTTGTCCACACCGTACTTGCCCATCACGAGTTGTGCACCTACTTTGAGAGCACCAACGGTCGTGTCCATACCTTACCCCTCCCTTCGTTCTTTTTGAAAATTAAAACGCATCCAACAGCGGCTGGAATGCGTCACAAATAATCAGCTTATTCAGCCCCTTGCCCCTGATGTACTTGACGAAGTTGCTCACACCCAGAGCACAAATCACTCTGACCGTAGTCACAACGCCAAGCGTGATGCCACAAGCTGAGACTGGAGTTTCTTCCGCCGCCTCATCGTGTGTAAAATTCATGGAGTTGAGGAGGTCTTTCTTCATCTTGTAGTCAGACCAATCAGCAGCATAGTGCTGACCAGCCTCCAGCAGAGTTCTGAAATCAAACATCGCCTTTACATACGGATTGTCGAAGTGTTTCTCAACAATCTTTTTTCTCAGCTCGATGTTATCGACGCACAAGAACACATAGCCGGATAACTGCTGCCCGTTCCACCCATCCTTGTAAAGCTTCAGGTCGTCCTTAACATCAGGATTGATGTCGAAAAGAATATCCGCCAATGCCTCGACCTTAGAGCGCCCAATGTCCTGCTGACGGAAAATCTGATTTGCCAGATTGTGCGGACTTACTGTGTCCATATCCCACAGTGCGATGTTCGTGAGTCCTAAGCGAACCAGCAGCTCCGCAACCGTCGCGCCGACAGAACCACACCCGACGATATGGATTCTACAATCAACCTTCTCGGGCTGAAAATATTCATAGCTCTTTGACAGGTCAATAGCCATATTACTTACCTCCTAAGTATGCATAAGGGTCGTAGTCATCTTCGTCTTCCCAGCCATGCATTGATTCTTGGCAGGCATTCTGTCCATGCCAACCAGCTCCAATTCTGGTTCTGGGTTTCTCTCCCTCGTTCTTTTTACCAGATGACTTATCCTTGTTTTCTTCTTTCTTACTGTCCTTTTTGTCGTCGGACTTACCTGCAAGTGGATTATACGGAGCACCAGCCGGAGCCCCCCTGTATCCCTGATTGTAGTAACCGCCGTATCCGTTCTGACCGCCATACGCATAGGACTTTGACTTCACCATATCCTTCGCGTTTTTGATAAACTCATCAAGTCCTTCATTCTGACCGATAATCTTGACCGTGATATCTTTATCCTCAAACATCACGTTCTTCTTGAGGTCATAGATTTTATTTGTGCTTGCAAATGACTTGTTCCAAATCATAAAGATGTAGAAGTCATTATCGCCAAGCATCTCGAGGATTTCCTCTTGATGATTGAGGTCAACAGAGGATGGAGACGTACCCATATTTACATGGGAATGTCCCTGCATATAGATGTGGTTGAAACGCTCATCTTCGATGTTTTCCTGAATCCACAGAGCATATTTCTCGGTGTCCATCTCAACCGTTGCGCCGGTTACCTCCTGCGGATAGACAACGATGTCATCGATGACATACTCGTCAAGCGATTCATCTTCAGTTCGACGTGCGACACCATGCCATGCGACCTCTTTATCGAACTCTTTGATAAGCATAGTCATCTTTGCCCACGCCTCTGCGCTGAAGTAAACTACTGCCTTTCTGTCACCACATGAGAACGCTTTGGTAAAAGAAAGCTTTCCATCCGAGAGCTTTGTAAGTGACAAAGCCTTCTCAAAATCTTGACGGCACTCATCAATGAGTTCCTGCGTCAACTTAATTGGTCTGCTCATTTTGCGCCTCCTCCGTCTGCTCATCCTTTGCCTCCTGCTCATCAAGCCATCTAATTGCTTCGTTCGGCTTTACAACGCGACCATCTGGCAACTCAATACAACGACTGACCGTGTTATTTGACCACATGGTTCTCATAAACTCGCCCATAACTGCACTGTCGCCGAAGTTCAGACTCTTACAGGACGCAATACACTGCTCAAGTGCACCGATATAATTTCGTTTTCTCAGCAGTTCATTGATAGTCCTGCTGTAATTGCCCATGCAATGATAACGGTCAATATGCGTATTAGGCATATAACCATCAAATGTGTAATCAGAAAAATCACCAGTCTGCGCAGAAACACTACCATTCAGGTCGAATCTATATGCTGCGCAAAAGCGGATTCTAAGCCGAGGATTTTCACTTACGAAAATCTCCTGCATCAGCTTCTGCATTTTCTCTGAAGCTGCCGCATTGTGACCGTTGCCACCATCCGGTCGATACACATAACTGTTTCTATTGTTGATTGCTCGCTCAGCCATATCTCTGTCAAAGTATTCAAGGTAGTCTTTAACCGAGAAATACATATCCGTATTGCTAACATGAGACAGGACAAGTCTGTTGTTGCAGAGGAAATAATCCATGATTTCAGAATCTCCACCGCCCTCTGCAATTCTTTGCTCAAGTCCCAACAATCTGATGCACTTGTCATTGCGGCGCGACAGATACGCGCCGATAGAATCATTGAGTCGCTGAATCTCCATGTCAATAGATTGGATTTCATCGCGAACAGTATCGCATTCGATGCGCTCATATCTGGTTTCAAAATCACCCAGCAACTGACGAATCCGCGCTGTTCTGAAATCATATCCCTCGGCAAGCTTTGCAATGTACTTCTCATAGTTTGCCGAATTTGTTTCTCGCAAGGATTGCATCAATGCAAGCTCATCTTCTGTCAAACCATCATCCTGATTCAGGTACCACGGCATGAATGCAAGAATAGATACCTGAAGGTAATGCATTTTCTTAACATCAAGATTGTCAACGAAGACAATCACCGACTTCTTGTCAGGGTTGATATAACAATCAACATTGAATGACTTCCGATAAAACGCTTTGACCTTATCAAGACGGTGATACTCTGGGTAGATAGAAGTAAACTTGTCCTCCACAATCTGCATACAAGCCAGATTGCTATTTTGGTCAGCATTGAAGCTATGGACTATGAGCGCACCGCTGGCATTCATTTGATAACTGCTACAGATAGCACTAACCGCACGTTCTGCTGGAACGTTACGGATAGTGTTCCCATCATAATTGGTCGAACCGAAAGTCAGGTAAACACTTTCGTCCTCTTTGATTCGAGGTGCAACCAGTGCACGAAGCGTTGAAAGGAACGAACAGTCATTGCCAAAATAGCTTCCGGTAATGTTCTGAAAAAAGCTATTAGCCGCCTCTGACGTAAACGGTGTCGATGTAATGCTTGTCTTGAACACAGAAACACCTCAATTCATTTTTATCTTGGTGGGGAATATCGGATTTGAACCGATACGGCATACGCCAACAGAACTTAAATCTGTTGTGTCTTCCAATTCCACCAATTCCCCATGAAAAGAGCCGCCCCATGAAGGGCGGCTCTAATCTAAAACTTAGGCGTTGTCCGCCTTAACGACATTCAGCAGGAAGCACTTCTCGGTAATGCCGAACTGCTGGAAGGTCTTATCGAGGTCGCCGGGGTTCAGAGAAGAACCATCGAGGTGCATGACACCACGAGTGTAATCAACGCCGTTTGCCTCAAGGCAGGAGCGCAGGGTGGTATTCTCATCGATGATGACAGCCTCACGCTTAACATTGTTGCCAACAGTAACCTTAATCATTATGTATTCTCCTTTTATTCGTTTTTTGTTTTTGGGGTGGTGGGGCGGCTATGCCGCCCCGTTGCAGTGTCTCTTACTGAGCGACAGTGATGTTGCTCATCACGGTTGCCTTCTCAGCCGCAATCTCTTCGAGAACAGTGGGGAGCTTCTCTTCGAGCTTGTTGAGGTTGATGATGGCAGCGCCAAGGCGGTCAGCGACCCAATCCTTCACATCGCCGGTAACACCGTCGAGGAACAGGGTGATGCACGCCAGCTTGTCATCGTCACGGGTCTCGGAGCCGAAGGATGCGCCAACTGCGTTGATATTGCCTGCACCATGAGTGGTGCCGACACCGAAGATGGGCTCCTTGCCATCCTCGCCGCCCTTCAGGACGAGCTCCTTGGGACGATACTTCTCGATGGTCTTGATGTCCTCAAGCTTCATTGCGGAAGTGACGACGACTGCGTCGCCTGCGATAACGATTTTTGCCATGTGTATGTACTCCTTGATTTCAAATGTACCCCTATTAGTTCGTCTTACGACTATCCGCCCACACCACGAGGAGGTTGGAGCCATTGTGGACATAAAAACCACTGAAGCAACTGCCCCAGTGGTTGTTGTTTTATCTTGCACCACTTCCGTGGTGCTGATGCTTTTGATACACAGATTAGAAACTGAAAGCCGGGGCGACGCCATAGGAAAACCCTGCGTTGCCAGTGTTCGCGTTGCCGTTCGCGTTCACAATGCAGAAGTAGCTGCTGCCGCTGTAATAAGGAGAACGCAGCATAGTGTACTCAGCGGAACCATTACGCTTCTTGCCCCAAGGGACATCTTCTTGCCGGTAATATTCGTACCAATGACCTTCGCCCGGTGCCGAATAGATGTTCCGTCCAAAGGTTTCTTTTTCAGACTTAATCCAAAACTTACACTCCGTTTCGAGCAATTCGTTCGCCCCGTCATAGGTGTTTGCAGTAAGCTTGATTACTGGTTCGACCACCTCAAGAATCTCGTCTGGCATAAGCTGGTAAATTACGCCATCTTCGTCGTTCATCTTATGGAACAGCTCTGTTGCGCCCCAAGAGCCTCTGTTTGTGTCGTTGCTATTCCAACGATGCCGGTTTGGAAGGCAGTCAACCATCTCCCAAGTCAGTGGGAGGATACGACCACTTTTTGTAACATCGTGTTTGAATCCAATGATGCGGAACTGAACCAGCGTATCGTCTTTTAATCTGACGTTTTTGAAATCTCCTAATCTGAGGAAGTCGGGTGCCATATCCCCAAGCCCCTTCAGCGAACGCCACGGCATATTATCCAAACATTCAGGCATATGTTACCTCCATCCATTATCATTTAGTTGGCGGGGAGTGTAGGATTCGAACCCACGGACGGCTTTCACCGCCAACGGTTTTCAAGACCGCCACCATAAGCCACTCGGTCAACTCCCCAAATAAAAGAGACGGGTCATTCGCCCGTCTCAGTCTCAGTCTCATCTTCTTCATCTTCCGGCTCGTCCACGCCATCGATGTCATATTCATCATACGGAAACTCTGTAAAGACTTCACAGCCGCTTTCTTTTTCCGTTATAATCATCGGTCGATAGATATGGAAACCGTAATCTTCTGAAAGCTCTTTCAAAAATCCATCAAGGATTTCATCGACAGCTTCATAGCCATACGCTTCTAAGATATTTGTTCCGTCGTTGTCACCCTCCTGCAGCGCGATTGCGAGGAAATCTGCCATAGCCAAACAGAGTTCATCATCTCGCTCATACATAGCATCCTCTATGTCCATCCATGTTTCATCGCTTTCTTCTTTGCCGCCATCTGGATTATCTCCCGGAACATACTTGTTGTCTGTAATCACAACAGGAAAGAGATAGCGTGTGTAGAATTTCTTCGACACCGCTGTACAGTCCTCCTCACTCACGCAAGGTTCTTTGTACTCAATTTTTTCGTTGCCCTTTGCAACAGCCAAAACTGGGAGGTCGTTTTCCTCGGTAAGATACACGGCGTACTCCGTGTCGGTGTTCTCAGCGATGAGAACCATTTCTTTGTTCAAACGTTTTCTGCTTGCTTGAAAAAACCCCCATACTGCATCAGCGGGGATATGAATATGAACTCCCATAAGGAACCTCCTTATATATTTGACTTTGGTACTCCCGACGAGGCTCGAACTCGTGACCCCAGCATTAAAAGTGCCGTGCTCTACCAACTGAGCTACGGAAGTATATTGACCGGCTATTACGGTATGCCCAGAAAGGTGGACACGCTTGAGTTCCACAAACAGTTTTGCCCGCAAAAGATGGAGGTGAATATTTGATGGAGGTGTTTATCTTGATGCAGGTACGAAGAAAGGAACTTACAAATGAACGAAGGACACGCGCATGGCAAAACTGCATGGTGCAGGATAAGAGACTTGAACTCTTACGCCGATGGCAGCGGGACTTGAATCCGCCGTGTCTGCCAATTCCACCAATCCTGCATATTTCTTATATCCAGCCAGCTAATACTGCAATTGTCGTCACACTCAAAACGGTTAGTACAATGTTGTCATACACTATTCGATTGTGGAGATTTTTGCTTGCTCGCTCAACCTTTCTTTGAAGTCGCTCAATTTCTTCTTTTTTGCTTTCGCGCTCAAATTTGTATTTGCACCACGCTTCGCCTGATATGAAGTCACCACGCTCCACGTTCATACCTCCTTACCAAAGCCATGTTTTATTGAATGCCGTCTACCCACAACTCTAACGTGCGACGATTTGCGTACTGTTTACAGAGCTCTTCGATGGACACACCATGTGCCTTTGCATCCGTTTTCATTGCCGTAAACTGGTCTCTGTATTTTTTGACTATCTTTTCAACGGCAAGAAAATGTTCTTTGTCTTTAGGATAGAAGGCAATATCATCAAGGCAGACACTACTTATATCTCCCGTGTGGCAAATTGCTTTCCAGCAATTTTTGCATGGCGCATCATCTATACTCACCATATGATTGATGCAGTCGCTGCAGTGGACAACCACTCCATTTACCTTAATTGGTTTCATTGGTCGTTCCTCCTTTTATGAGGTGGTGGAGATAGCCGGACTCGAACCGGCGACCCTCTGCTTGCAAAGCAGATGCTCTCCCAACTGAGCTATATCCCCATACTTTACGGCATAAAACCCAAGTCGACTCCGCCGTTTGATGTTCCCCACACTAATACCTCAATGCTTCGGATTGCATCAATAAGCCTTGCGCTCCGATACTCAAGGAATGAACATCGTTCCCACTGGCGCCGAGAGCCGGTCTTGAACCGCCATTATAGCCTGCAGTGCTATGTTTTACCAGTTAAACTACCTCGGCAAAAAGCGCCGCCGAAGAATC